AGAGAAGAGATAACGTAAAAGTCTTCTGGAGCATCACATTTAAGTGTTAATTCATAAGTTTGCACTTGAATCCTCTTTCAGTAAGTTCTTCATATATCTTCTTAAGTTTCATTTCACCATCTTTAGTTCCTGGCAATTCTAGAATTAAGATATTTCTAACATCATCAACCACTTCTTTTTTCTTTTTTGGTGGTGGTAAACCAGTAAAATCAAAAATGTTTTCTTCGCTCATTTAATGATTATCTCATAATTATACATAACAGTCAAGAGATTTTGGATAAATACTATATCATGAAAATCAATCAAATTATCAATGAAGAAAGTCACATAGATCCAGGTATTATTGATGCTCTCAAGAAAAAAGGTTATAAACAGAAAGGTCGTGGAGATGATGCGATTGCATTCTTAGAACCAGGAACTGGACAAATTCTCAAAATATTTGGAACTGGAGACGGGGCAGATGTTGTGAAAAAGAATGGCAAACCACAGACCAATTTTAATGAACATCAAAAGATGGCATATTATTGGTCTAAGTATTGCGATATGCATTCTGATAATAAATTTCTACCAAAGTTTTCAGGCATTGAAAGTTTTCATTGGGGCAGTTCAGTCTATCTACAGATTCGTCAAGAACGATTATATGACTTGGAAAAAGATCAAAAAAGAACAATAGAATCCATGGCCATGATGGCCAGACGCAAAGTTCCGTTTGAGACAATGGACGAAAAGTACACTAATAATAATTATGCTGACACCAGAGCATCATGGAAACAAATAAAAGAGAAAATAGATGACAAAGACTTGAGATTGTTCTATCAGACAATGATAGATATTGCCAATATTGCGAATCAAAAAAACTGGGCCTATGATCTTCACGGTGACAACATCATGATGCGTCGAGATGGCACACCAGTTATTCTTGATCCATGGGCTCTATAATATGAAAATAAATGAAACTTCTTTTTTAACAAAAAATTGAATAAATACTTGTATCATTTTTAAAAGGAAATAAAATGGCTATCTTAGGTACACAATCATTAACTAATGAAGTAGTTTTATCAGAAAGACAAGTAACAAATGAGTTTAGAATTCGTGAAATTCAAGAAGAAATTGAAAATCGTAAAGTTCATGTTAGAGTTGAATTGGGACCATTTATTACCGAAGAACGTCCAAATGGAGAAACTGAAACTCGTGGGTCATCCACTCGCGGCGTAACTGTTTGGGAAAATGATGAATATGATGCTATTCGTGATACATGGGCAAACGCCGATTTAATCGCTAAAGTAACATCAATCTTAAACGGTTAATATGAAATATCAAGAATTTATACCCGAACAAGAACTGGAAGAATACAGTCAAACAGACGTTGGTATTAGACGTGCTCTTGAAAAGAAAGGATATAAATTCTTGAAAGCGGGTGTTGATCAAAGTGCCTACTTAGAACCAGGAACTAATATGGTTTTAAAAGTATTTGGAACACAAAAAGATAGTGATAGTTTTAGTGAAGATCATCTGATGTTTTTCAAATGGGCTAAGTTTTGCGATAAAAATAAAGACAATCCATTTTTACCAAAATTTTATGGGTATGACAGTTTCATATTTAAAGGTCATCGTTATTTACAAATACGTCAAGAATTCTTATTTCAACTTGATCAGGGAACTGGTGATTTATTAGCGGGTATGGCTGATGATGTTGAAGAAAACGGTGATTTTGAAACATTTATAAAATTAATACCAGTAGAATATGGTTCAAATATTCAAATGGCCTTTGAAGATTTAGATAAATTAGTTGGGCCCGCGGGTGTAGATAAATTATATAAAACTATTAAAAAGTTAAATAAAATTGGAAATACCAAGGATTGGGTTTTGGATCTTCATGATCAAAACTTTATGAAAAGAGATGATGGCACTCCAGTTATCGTTGATCCTTGGGTTGTTCCTCATTTCTAATAATTAACTATACTTACTATCGTAAAGTTTTTTCAACATTGCCCAATCATAAGATTTCATTAATTCTGACAATTCACCATTAACTGATTCATAGTACTCCATGGCATCATATGCCCCACCAGTACTCCATTGTCCATTTTTACCATCACCAACAGTTAACCAAGTATTCAAACGATCCAAGTTCTGTTGATTGTCATTGACAACACTATAATGTTTGAGTTTAATACATTCTCTAAATGCAGTTCTCCAAGTAGTCCAACTATCAGTATTATAAATAGCAACTCCAGAATTCATATCTACAACTTCATGTGCACTATCCATTGTAAAGTCTAGACCACGAACGTCAGTTAATAATGTCAATCGTTTATTGTTTGCTACAATAGCCTGATGACCGTATTCTAAATGATTAACTGGGTTTGTTGCCATGAAGATGTAGTGTTTTGATCTCTGTAATCTATCTGGTTGCCATGAAAAATCAAATTTTGGATTTACTTTGAGTTTACCGTTAACTAAAAAATACCAACTAGTATTACTGACATTGGCCGCGGCATGTTGACTGGCAACTCGTCCAACTACATCTTTAACTCTGACTACTCTATTAGATAAACTTTGATCTGATACTATTTTCAGTATTTGATCATAGTTTTCATCAGCATTTGGCTCTCCATTACTAAAGAATACAATGTCCAATGATTTGGATTCATCTAATTGTTCAGACATCTTTATGTTTGGATAATCATATACTTCAGACTGTACTATATCAATTGATATATCAGGAACAAAAATTCGTGATGATCCCGTACTAGTAATAATTATCTGATGATCACGAGAATCCCACATATTAGGAACTACATTTTGCTTATTTTCAGAAGCAGAATTACCATTAATTAATTCATAGTACGGCCAATTTCTATTAGAAATTTTCATAATAGCATCTGCTTGACTATCATAATCATGTTCAATAACAGGATGTTTTAATCTGGGAACTGTTATATGTCCAATGTAATTTACAGATTTACTATAAGCTTCAAGCGAAGTTAAGTCTTCACTTTCTTTCTTGAACTCATTTATATTGATAAAGAATGTATCACCAAACTTTTGTCTTGAGTTTTCAAATTTACTTGAGAATACATGTACTTGATTAAATTGAAATGGGTCTCCTACCCAAGTAAAATCAAAATTCTCGTAGTCACACAAACTAGAACAAACCCAAACATAATGTTCTTGTTTGATTTCATATTCTGATTTACTATTGACCCACTTGGTCAATGTCTCAATATAACTATTATCATATGACAACACTGTTATTTGATGACCATCACATTTGTCTTGTAATTGATATAGTGAATCAGATTTATTTCCAAAATCAATATAAACAATGTCATGTAGACATTGTGATATCTTGGCTCGTCTACGTCTAACAAAATTAATATTCTTGACATGTTCTATCTGTTTTAGATATTTGGTATCTGTCTCAAATGATTCAGTATTAATCATATATGTATTTCCCCAATGTGACCACTGAGTACCAAATACATGAATCATGTTGCGTTGCCAATGACTTGGATAAAAATCAAACTGAAACTCACTATAGTCTACTTCACTACTTAATATCCATATAAGTTTGGTGGATGATTTCTTTATACAACGATTGATAGTATCAATCCAGCTACTGGCATATCTGGTTTTTTGTAGTTGTGGGAATTGTAATTTCAATTGATCAAACTGATCTGAATTATTTCCACGATTGACATAGAACATATCTAGATCAGTAACAATATCAAGTTCATAGTCTATATAGTTAAGTTCTCTGAATCCTTTACTCCAAATTGGTCCATTAATATAGTATGTGGCTACATCTTTACTCAATGAAGTTCCAAATACATTTATATGTCTGAAGTTATCTGATGTTGGTTTCCAATTGAAATCAAACTTATCATAATTCAAATCACGGTTCAATGCCCAGAATACTTCTGTTGAATGTTGTTCGATCAAATCTTCTAATGTAGTTGTAACATAATATTTGGCAATAATGTCATTAGAATCTTCTCTAGTCATATAAACAATTTCAGTAGCATTTGGAACAGTATATACTGGACCATTATTTTCCCATTGATAGATTTGAGGTGGACTAAATGGATTTGGTCTCCAACTAAAATCAAAACTACTATTATCTTCTGGATTTGATACAGTCCAATTATCTTTAGTAGGTTCTAAATTGGCAACTGAATCAGTTATATACTTACGATCAGTTGCTCCAGACATATGATATTCAACTGTTGGCTCAATAGTAGCATCATTCCATTTGTTACCCCAAACATATATATATGGAGGATCATATGGATGTGGAGTCCAGTTAAAGTCAAATGTAGAATCAACAGGAATTAATACTCTCCAACACTGAGGATCTCCAATAATTCTGGCAGAAACATCAGTGACAAATTTTCTTTCAGTGGCTCCAGTAACATGATATTCAACAGTTGGCATTTCAGATGAACTTAAATGTTGATTGCCAAATACCCAAATAAATGGAGGTTCTGTATTATCTGGATGCCAACTATAATCAAATTCTATATTATCATCAACTAGAACTTTAAAGTTACTAGGAATTATTTTGCTTTGTATCTTTTTGGACTGTTGTTCAGTACGATATTTTATTCCTTCATATTCAGGAACTACAAATCTTGGCCCGCCCGTGCGTTGCCATTGAGTTCCAAATTCGTGAACATATGGACGATCATACGGGTATGGACGCCAGTTAAAATCAAATTTATCGCAGTCTATATCATCTGGAATTTCCCAAAATCCTTGTTCCCACAATTTACGTCTACGTTCTAACTCATTATTATCCATGTTAATATTTACTTTATAATACATGTAACCAAAAATAAATATATATATGACAAGTCAATCACTCACCATCAATACCAATGATTTGATATATTGGTTTAATGCTATTAGAAATCTACCAGACGACGAACGTACTCGCGCTCTAGACGCTACTTGGTCCGGACAACTTCAGAGTAAAGCCTGGTTAGTAAACACATTAAAACAATATATGAATCAACCAAGTAATGTATATATATTTGGAGGATGGATTGGAATATTGGCCAGTATGATGTTTCAACATTTGCCAGTTAAAAAGATTCGTAGCATTGATCTGGATCCATGGTGTGAGTCAATAGCAGATATGATCAATAAACCATATGAAATGGATGAGTGGAGATTCAAGGCTATTACCAATGATATGAAATCATATGATTATGATTGGGGTATTACCAGTGATGTAGTAATCAATACTAGTAGTGAACATGTAGATCAATTTACTTATGATCACTGGTTTAACATGATCTGTCCAGGAAGTTTAATAGTGGTTCAAGGCAATAACTTTTTTGATTGTTCAGAACATATTAGATGTAGTCAAAGTTTAAATGACTTTGAGAATATGAACAATGTATATAATCCATTATTTTCAGGACAATTTCATACTGATCAATATACCAGATACATGAGTATCTGGCGTAAGTAAAAGTTTTAAAGTTTGATAGTAATATGTTTAACTGAATTCCATTGATAATTACGTATACGATTTTTAGTATGATATAATACTGAACCAATACCACTACTTTCATCACCCGGATTCGGCAATGACCATATATATTTCCACATTGGTTCTACAATGTCTTTATTCGTTTTACTGTTCATAGCACAACCTCCCATGTAAACTAATGAATCTGCATCAGTTAACTGTTTGGCTTTTATCATAACTGATTCAATTTGAATTTCAAATACTTGTTGAACAGATGCAGCAATGTCACATTTATCTTGCAAATTTTTAATCTCGTGAGGCCAATCAGATATACCACGATGAAGATTCTTCTGAGAATGAATCAGACCATTCATATATGTTAATACGAGATTATAATATCTGGTAGAATCTCCCAATTCTGCCATGTTTTGTAATAAGTATTCGTCTTTGATTGGTGTATGTCCCACTAACTTAGTAAATGCACTATAAAATAATCCTAAACTATGTGGATAATTGCGACTCCATACTTTATGTAATTCACCGTGTTTAGCTTGCCAAATTGTAGCACATTCAAATTCTCCTATTGCATCAAGAACCACAATTGCACAGTTACTAAATGGACTTGTATAATATCCAGCCGCCGCATGACTAGAATGATGTGAAGTATACGTAATAGGCGCTGATGTATATAGATTCATATAATTTTTTGGTAATACACTAAAATCAAATGCCCTATTATATTGACCAGCATATATTTGCCGAGCCTTTTTTATCCAAGGATTTTCATACCAAAAAATTCGGTCAGGAGTTCCGTGTTCAAGTGCTAAATCAATGTTTAAACTTGATATTTGATCATGTTGACCAACATAATTGTCAATAAATTTATCATCTTTAAATACGGCAATACCATGTCCGTGGTTTAATGCGTTTACTCCCCAATGTATCATTTGTATATAAATGGATCTTTTTCACGTAATTCTTTTAGACGTTTTTTAAATCTATATTCTCTGATCAGACGTTTGAAAAATTTGACTATAAACATAATATTACTCCATGTGATATATTTATTAATATAAATACATTCTGGAGAATCAGAATCTATCAATAGTATGAATGAACGGTAATACACAAAAGTCATTATAATTCATAGTATAGTTTTATAATCAGAATTTCTGAATCGATCAGTTTCTTGAAGTTTATAAATTATCTGTTCAAATTTTATGGAATTATCTTTACTCATCATATAATTGATCAACCCACGACAACGATCTATATAATCATAATCATGATTGTTTTCAGTTAGCCATAGTATATAACTTTCCCATCGTTCTACAATCTGATTTTTTTTATCCAATGGTAAAACCGTGGGATCCATATTTTCTGGTTGATGAGCAATACTATACATAATATCTTTGGCGGAACATATATGTGTTGACAATAGATTCTGTCCCAAGTCAGGAAGAGACAACATACTCATTACACTAGCCACACTATTTATTTTTATTTTGACATGTGGCGTCTGTTGCTTTACTGTCAAAATATTATTAATAACTGAATCATAATCAGATCCATATCTGATATAATCATTGACATGTTTATAACCATCCAAACTAACAATTACAGTAATATTAGTAAATTTGTTCCATAGATCAGTCAACTGCTTATCTCTATATTGAATGTTTGTCAAATTAGTATTATAGGTTAAACTTGGATCTAATTCATGTTCTATTAAGATATTCAGTAGATTATAGTTTTCTTCAGTTATCAGTGGTTCACCACCAGCCAAATATATTTCTTTAACCTGAACTAGATCATTAAAAATTTCGTCTATAATCTCATGATCTAATCTATGTAGAGTTTTATTTTTTCTATTATGTATTTTATTGAATTCAACCGCAATGCTACTGCTAAAAGTAGGACTGCATGTTAAACATTTTAAATTACATAAATTTCCAAATCTTATATCCAAGTACAATGGTTCAAAATGTTCAACTGTTCCATCTTGTAGTATTTCAATTGGTTTATCAGAAGACTCAGCAATATTATTTATTTTTTGTTTATAAGGAGTCATATTCATTTTCATCTGAGACTCACATTTGTAACAGCCTGCAGGAATTTTATGTTGTATAAATTCCGATCTAATTTGAATCATTCTTGGATGATTCATTGATTCTAAAATTGAATGAGTATTATTTAATACTGAAAATTCATGATTCTTATCCTCATACAAACAACATGGCAATAATCTACTATCTGGATTAACATATAAATGAGTCCAAGGAGCGTAACAAAATAGATCAGATGATTTGTTATTCATTATTCATTAGTAATTGATTAAGTTCTGGAAATGTTTCTGAAAAGTTAGTTTTTCTAATTGTATCTAAATGTGTCACATACTCAGTAATGGCTTCAATATTAGTATTAGAAGATTCTAAAATCCAACTAAGATTGCTTTTCAGTGACGTAAAATAATATTCAGGAAATTTGTCATTGACTTCAAGTAAAAATTCCTGTATTTTCTGTTCAATTTTATTCTTAACATTTTTTGGAAGAATCTGTGGATTTAAATATGTTGGATTGTATACTCTTCCCAAAACAATAGGATATCTAGTAGTATTTTTATAGTCTAATTTCATCCACCAGCGATATAATTCTACTAAATCTAAAACATTAAGAGCATGTATACTGGTTAAGATCATTGTTTTTGCACCACTAGCAATGCTAAGATTAACATTATGTTCTATCTCAGACCATTGAGCAGGATATCTGACATAGTAATTTTTATCATCATATCCATCTATAGAGAACATCAATTCTATTTCTTTAAATTTTGGAATCAATGACCAAAACGAAGTGGGTATTTGAGTTCCATTAGTATGAAATCTAATTTTAATATGTTCACTATGTCCAGTATCTACCATGTACTGTATTAAATTATTAATGCTTTTTGATAAGAACGGTTCGCCCCCGCCAAATATTATTTCTTGTAGTTCTGGAACTAATATTTCAAATTCTTTCCAAAATTCTGGTTTTTCAACCCACGTAAACTGACCAATGTCAATCATTGAGTTACTAGTCCATATGGATTTCAGTGATGGATTTTGACTGATTTCACTTAATAGTTTACTATCAGCCAACCATTTAGAACTTTCATTTGGACGACACATTATACATTTTAGATTACATGTATTTCCGGCTCTAATATCTAGTGTAAATGGATCAATACTACTATGTCCGAATTCATCTACTGATTCTAAAGCTAAATCAAGTTTTTCTGAGTATTTAGATGAATAAAACTTATTTGATTTAAGTCTATGACTTTCTATACCATACTCTTCATCGAAATAGCATTGTTTACAATTTTTAACTGGCTGATCTGCCATCATTGCCAATCGTATACTTTTCATGTCATTGCTGTTCCATGCCTGCTTTATAGTCATTGAATTTAAATTATCAGATGTTCCGGCGGCAATACAACATGGAGTGACATTGCCATTGGTCAACGTTGCCATGTGAATAAATGGGTATACACAAAAAGTTTTAGATTCTTTTAAATTAAATTTCATATGACCTTGTTTAGTTTGGGAAAAACTATATCAAAATTAGTATTACGCTTTTTATCCATACTAATAATAAAATTACGAAGTAATACATTTTGTCTTTGATCTTTATGTTGCCACATAAAATCTAAACATCCTTTGAGAGAATTAATTAATAATTTGTGACAGTCATCTTGATTGCATTGGCCAATAAAGTCCCAAATTATTTGATTTATATATTCTTTAGTATGTTGTTCAACAAATCTTACATCCATCCAAGTTGGTCTATGAACATATTTAAAAGTTAAAGGATTATAATCCAAGTTTAAATTTAAACTGAATATCCACTTAATTATATCAGGAAAACAACTTAAGCTTAATGAATGAACCGATAGAGCGAAATATATTTTAACATTTGAATATGACATTGATTTTTTTACATTATCAACTACGGATTCCCATCTAATTGGCCATCTAAGATATTCGGCTTGTTCTTCAGTAGCATCAATGCTGAATGTTATAATGACCTGATTAAATTTTTCTAATATTTCAAAAAACCAATCAGGAATTGACATTCCACTAGTAAATATTTTTAATGTTATCTTACTGGCATGATCATGATTACTTAAATCTTTTATTAATTTTAATGTGTTTTCACTTTGTAATGGTTCACCACCATTCAAACTAATCTCAGTCAATTGAGTTAAATTTTGCCAAAAATTATCCCAATATACAGAATTTTTAATTTCAGATTTTTCTGTGAATGCATTTTTAGCTCTGGTTCTATAAAATGCTTTGATTACTCTATGATCAGTAATTTGAGTTAAAGAATCAGATTCATTTCTATAGAAATCACTATATGATGGCGAGCAATGAATACACATTGCCTGACAATTTGTATCTAATGCCAATTCTATTGATGTATTTAAATTGTTCATAGTTTTGAAATCAATTGATATAATTCCGGATTAACAGTGTTTAAACTCTGTTCTCTATGCTGATCCAGAAGCAGTGTAAACTCTTTAAATTTTATAAGTTCTGTCTCATTATACATGTCTTTATTACATTTGTCAACTATTACATTAATTCTACCCACAAAATGAGGATTTAATGATGATCTAGATGTTTTCAAAAACTCGTTAAGTTTAATCAATGCTCGTTGTTTCATATCATATGGGAGAATTTCAAACGTCAAGTGAGTGGGAAATGTTAATACTATAGGTAAAATGTTTACTCTATTAAATCCATATTCTTCATTTATTGAATCAATCCATTTAAAGAATTCAGTGATCTGACTGAGATTAACCGACTGAACAACTGGAGTGCAATGTATAGTTATTCTATGTGGATCCATTTTTGCCAATTTACGAATGTTGGTTTCAAATACCGACCACTTGGCTGGATATCTAAGATACTCATGAACATTACCATATCCCTCACAACTTGCCAAAAATGTCACACTCTTAAACTGATTTATTAAATCCAAAAACTTAGGTTGAATGTTTGTCATGTTAGTACTAAAAATTAATGACACAGACTGTGATCGTCCAGTTTCAACCAATCTATTCAATATTGCATAGTTTTGTTCAATAATAGTTGGTTCACCACCAGTAAAATATAGTTGTTCTACGTTGTCTTCTTGAGATACAAAATTTTCCCAAAATTCAGATGTTTGATACCAATCATTGATATTGTCAACTTTTTTATCATTGAACAAAAAATATTTTCTTATTTCCGGATTATTAATCTGTATTTCTCTTGACTCTTTTAACAATTGTACACTATTAACAGGACCACAACTTCTACATTTTAGATTACACATATTGCCAAATCTCAAATCAAAATATTTAATATCTGGTTCAATTTGATAATCTTGTAATTCACTGTCTAGTATCTTTTGAGTTAGTTCTGGGTCTTTTTCAAACCATCCTTTAGTATATGTCTGTCGCTGACTAATACCGCCAGAAGATTCTTCATCGTAACATGTCTGACATGTAGTTGGGCGAACGTCTGTCATCATATCTTTTCTCAGTGATTTCATATAATCGCTGTTGAAAAATGTTTCAATTTTATCATACCCTAAATTATATGGCTTGCCAGTTGCATCCACATTTCTATTTCTTGTCAGACAGCATGGTTTAATTTCCCCACCAGGATCTGCAGCCACATGAATGAATGGCAAAACACAGAAACTAGAATTTTTTATTTTATTAGACATTGATATCTTCTTGATTATAATAATTTAAATAATATTCGGCAACTTCCGGTATATTGACACGAAAATCTTGATTTCTTTCTTTATCAGTAACTTTGGTAAAATACAAAAATTCTTGAAATGTATTAACATCTGAACTAAGATTAATAGTCTCAATAATATTGGTCAATCGGCCCTTGAGCCAATGACTATTTTTAAAGTTATTAACCAAATCACTGTTCATCAATTCATTCAACCGTTTGAGAGCCTCAATTTTCATTTCATCTGGCATATTATTAACTGCTAAAAATTTTGGATTACTAAGCATACAGAGTACTGGAGTAATATTTAATTCAGATATAGTCCATTCTAGAATTTCTTTTAAATATAACACATTTAGATTTTGAACAGTAGTATTAGTGGTCAAGTAAAAATTTTCATTTAAATATGGACGTAATTTAATTAAATTTTCCTCAATAGTAGTCCAAGATAATCCACTTCTAATATATTCATGAACTTGTTTATATCCATCTAAACTAATATCAATGTTAACGGTTTTAAATGTACTTAAATCTTCTAACAATTGTACAGTGATTTTAGTAAAATTAGTATTGACATACAGATCAATATGTTTACTATGGCCAGATTTTGCTGCTTCGGATATCAAGTGATTAGTTGATTCATTTAAAAATGGTTCTCCTCCACTGAATCTTAATACTTCAATGTTTTCAAAATTTTTAATAGTTTCTAAAAAATACTTGTCATGTATTACAGTACTACTGCCTGAGCCAAAACTTAATTTATGCCATCCTGGTTCAGTTTTTTGTATTTTGTTATACTCTTTTTCAATAAGTATACTACATGATGGGTAACACATACGACATTTTAGATTACATATGCTACCGGTTCTAACTTCAACACTGACTGGTCCAGTCATGGTTGTTTCACTGAGATATTCATCATACATTTTCTGAAATTCTGGTCTTTTTGGACCATTATACCAATATGACAATAGATCCAATCTCAGACTACTACCACCCTTGTCTTCCGCTTTATAACAGACTTGACACTGTGGTAATTTTACATCATTGATCATTTTTTTACGAACATTGTTAAGTTCATTACAGTTCCATACTTCAGTCATATTTGCACTGTCACTACTGAACAATTTTCCATCATTGTCTTTTATTCCGTCATTGATCAGACAACAATATTTAATTTTACTGTCGGTGCTATTAGTCAGATATATAAATGGATTGGGACAAAATGAAGAATTCATTAATACTTACTCACTTCTATATCAACTGAACAAGCACATCTTTCCTTATTGCAAATCACTGGATCAATAGGAAGATCAAAATCATCATCTAATAGATTTGCTATTTTACCACCCACATGACAGTAACCTCTATAAACATCTTCAAATTCTAATATTAATCCTTCCAAGCCAATATTACATGTCAGACCATTAAATTTATTTAAATCTTTAGCGATAAGAGTCTTATAATCAAGTCTTTCAGTTGTTTGATCATCATATGTTACAGTAGCTGGCCCACGCCCAATTTTTCCACCACTTTGAGCTAGTTTATGTTTTGGTATATCATGAGATCCATAAAAATTAGGAGGATTTGCTAAAAATTGTCTTTGCTCTTCAGTATAAGAATATAGTAGACCTTCATTAGTAGTTCCAAAATTTTGTTGAATTGGAAGATGAATTACACCTACATTTCTCTTGAGTTTTTTAAATTCATTTGCATATCCTATTAGTTCGTCCCAATGATCTGGATCCATCATGATATCAACATTGATCCAACAGTGTTGGCTTAGATACTCAACTTTTTCATAGAACTTGTCAAATTTAGTAAATTCTGGATGATAACTGAATACCATATGAGTAAGATATGGTTCTATTTCTTTCCACCATTCTAAACCACGACCACTATTACTAGTCATAGTTACTTCACATCCATTCTCTCTGAGATATTTAACTATCTCTATGAATTCTGGATGTAATGTTGGTTCACCACCACTAAAGGCAATAATTATTTTAGTATCTGAACTCAATTTACTTTTTAAATTAGTATATAACTTTTTTACATGTTCAAATGTAATATGTCGTCTATTACCACCATTGAGTCCTGGTGGACAATAACTACATCTATAATTACAAAAATCATGCAGAGTCCAACATATAAAAAATGTTTTTCTGTTTACTGAATCCAATTGTCTTTCTATCTTGATTACTTTCATTTATATTAATCCGTGTTTTTACAAAATGATTTAAAAGTTTCGAATAATTCTGATTTCTGTGAAGATTCAAAATCAACTTTGTTCCAATGATAATCATATATTGATTCAATTATAGTAACATCATTATCATCAATCACTGATATTTTAAAAATATCCAAATATTTACTAAGATATTGTTCAATTTCCAGAGGAGACATGTTCGTATATGGAGTTAAATCAACCGTTGCTACATGTAACCACCCATGAGCCAAATATTTATCGTCGATTGAAAGTCCATTCAATTCTAGCCATTTAGCATATTTGTCAATATTATTTTGATGATGAAGTCTATTATCAGTTCCGGCACCAAAATCTATAGTTATTTCCCCACTAACATATCGTAAACCACTGATACCAGAATCGTGAATATCTTGATCTCCATCTACATATGCTTCCCAATGAATCTTTCCAATTTGACAATAACCTAGAAACACTCTACCAGCGCCACGTTGAAGAGTAAAATGATCATGATCTTCAGGCTCTAACAATTCTCTTGGGCCATTTATAAATGCTATAATAGCTGATGGATTAATTCCATCTGGGTATACATTCTTTGCTCGAATCTGCTTGATTAAAATTTCCATTTCATGACAATGATTGTTTAATTGTCTGATAGCATATCTAGTTTCATTATCGGCATTTATAAACCAATCACTGATATTCCAAACTTGACCCTGAAGTATTTCAAAATGATGATGTAATTTATTAAACAAATCATGATTCACTTGAAAATCCGATGTCATAACATTTGACTCATTGAATACTTCTGTTATAATATATTTTTCTGTCCATAGACATTTTGGACTGTCATTATAATTATTAATCACATTAATAAATTTCATAAGATTGTTCGTCAAATATTTTAAATCACGAGATCCATCTGGCCAACCTACCCAACAATAATTTTTCTCTAGTTTAAGATTCTCTGTCAGACAGTGTGTTAGTTTTTCGATCCATTTTTTACCAATTGGGGCATCTTTTGGTATAATATATACATCATGAGTTTCTGACTCATTTAATGGATTTCTTAATGTTAACTTAACTTTCATGTTAGTCCTTGACATAGTTTATAAAATTCTTCATACTCTGGAAATGTTTTTAAAAAATTAGTATCTCGACGACGATCATGTTCGTCTACGAAAATAACAAAATCTTTTCTATATATATTCAATTGATCATCTATCAATGCATCTTTATGTAACATAAATGCTTGCAATCTTTTAACTTTATCTATTTCAAGTTGTGTGAATCCGAAAGGTACATTTTTATGTTGTTCCATATATAATTCAGTTTCTTTCAAATATTTTACAAACTCATTAGGAAGTATGTTAATACATTGATGTGGAGGATATCTCAGATATGGATTATCATATGTAACTATTTTGCCCTGAGGATGAAATTCTTTTCGTAACTCATGAAAAAATTTAATTAAATTAGGAAAATCAGGCACTGAAAATATATTGAAAGTTACTGTGAAACCTATTCTACAGTTGTCAACAGTGTTTAAGTACTTGTAAACATTTCTTTTAAATTGTTCCCAATCAAGTCCATCTCTTCCATATTCTGCTTGTTTACCAGTAGCATCAATACTAAGAAATAATTTAAAATTTTGAATAACATTAGCATTTTCTATCTCAATTGCCGCTTCTAAAATCTTATCAATGAGTGAATCAGGTACACATAAATTACTGTTGACAACCATTTCTAAATTTTTATTTTCATGAGTTTTAACATAGTCAAGTAATTTAAAAGTATGCTTACTCATTAGCGGCTCGCCGCCAGTCACTCTGAGAACTTTAACATGAGGATACATTTTAGGTAAGTAATCCCAAAAAGCGTCAATATACGGATTGTCATCTGACTCTTTGATATATGGTAATGCTTGTCCTTTTAGACCAAAATTATTAAATTTTGTACTAGTATTATATCCTCCATACTTCTGAATTTCTTCTAACCACTTAGAACTAACTCCTGGATTACAGTAACTACATTTTAAATTGCAGGTAGTAGAAAAACTAAGTTCAACGTGTCTAGGATAAACATTTTCATCACCTGTCATATTTTTAAAATCTGCTAAATCATACTTGGTCCATTTCTCATCGTTTCTGATAATTCTGTCACTGATGTGACCCAAATCTTCCATGTTCCAGCAGTATTGACATTCTTTAGGTCTTTCTCCATTTAACATCAATTTTCGTTGACTCTTTTTATATTCAGTATTATGAATAGCACCAGAATCTTTTTTTAATTCTTCAAGTGGAATTTTGTGAGTCCATGGATGATAACAACTATGAGTTTCACCATGAGCCAAATGTATAGTAGTCATGTACCATTTTGCAGCACAAAAAGTCGGACTAATTTCATTTGCCTGATCATAGCTTTTTATATCACTACTAGCCTGAATATTTTTTCTTGGAATAATATTAATAATTTTAGATTTATTCACTAGTTTGCCCATAATAATTTGAGTTCATCATATATTCCAATGTAGGGAAAGTTTTAATAAAACTTGTATTTCTGCGCTGATCACACGTATTGATAAAACTACGAAAATCATCATAATGAGTCTGACTTTCTGGTTTAGAAGTAATCATATAGTCACATAATCTTTTTATCTGATCTAACTCTTCAACATAAAACGTATGAAAACTTTCATATTCTTCTGTAATTACAAAATCTTCAACAAAACTTATCCATTCTTTAGCAAAATTTTGTTTATCTTTTAAAGATAATAAATTTAAACTTAAAAACTGAGGCCAACGTAAATAACTGATCATAGTTCTGACTCTAAAATCATGCCGATTAAGAAAATATTTTTCTCTCCATGTTTGAATTAATTCTAAAAAATTAATAAATGTTGGAGCACTCATAAGATTAACCGTAGTCATAATATGAAGTCTAGAATTATTTGGTGTGTTTTTTAAAAAATATTCACAATTGTCTTTGAATTGATTGTATACCATTCCACTACGAGCATATTCTGCCTGACTGTCAGTACTTTCAATACTAGTATATACATCAAAATCTTTAATTTGAGGGGCAATTATCTGTATATATTCTATTAATTTTTTGATTAAATTAACAGGAACATTCATATTAGTATTGATTGCCAGTGTCAGATCCGATCTTGGATTTTCTTTTATGTATTCCAATACAGCCCATGTATGTTTGCTAAGTAATGGTTCACCACCAGTAATTCTAAATGTATGAAGTTTAGGATAAAGAGTTGGCCACCATTCCCAAAATGCATCAATATATGGATTTGGACTGTCTCTATGTATTGGCAATTTTCCTTTTTGTTTAAGCCAAACAACGTCATGAAGTTTATATCCAGTTACTGAAATTGGACCATGATGACTAACTTCTTCTTGCCATCTAGAACTACTTTCTGGACTACAATATAAGCATTTAAAATTACAGGTGTTTTCAAATGCAACTTCCATATATGTAGGATCAATATTTTTTCCAATTCCGCTTTTCTTTATTTCTTCTAAATGAGGCCAGGCCCAAGAATAACTTGATTTATAAATTCTATCACTAATATAATTATTATCTAAATTTTCAATGTTCCAACAGTAATCACATTCTTTGGTCTGTATACCATCTAACATTTCTTGTCTAGCTTTAAGTTTAACTTGAGTATTATGAATACCAGTTGGATTATCTTTAATGTCACTGAGTTGTATTTTATGACGACTTGGATGATGACAACTGTGTGTTTCTCCATTATATAATAATATCGTACTTTGAACCCATTTTGCCGAACAAAAAGTAGGACTTACTTGATTGATAATATCTCTTTTATTTTTAATTTCTATAATGGTTCTATCATATTTAATAGGTTGTTTATCAGTCATTACCATCCTTCTTGTGATCTAATTACTGACATTTCAGTAATCATTGGACCAATATTGTGCCAATTTTTACTGATATATTCTTTGAAAAATAAACTTTGTTGTTCATCAAACTCTACAATGTTAGTTCCCAAATGTGTGTTTAATTGCTTACCAATTTCAACACACTCCGCTGGTCCATCATTTTTATGTATTTCCCATAGCTCATCTAACTTATTAAAATCTCTTACGTCAGTATGATCCCATGAATCTTGTAACATAAGATAATGTGTGCCACATCTGGCCCCATGTATTGCCCAAAAACCATTATCTACATCACGTCCAATGGTATGCCATATGCTTAAATTTCGTAAGTTACTAGGCCATACCCATTTTAAAAATTCTTGTTTACTAGATGGTATTACTCCCTGTCTAGTACACATCTTAACACCTTCTCTGAATCCCGCTCTCCATGCCTGTTTTGCAGTATGATTGATATAAGTAGTACTGTAGCAATCATGCATTGGCCAATAAAGTGGATCAAAACAAAACTCAATATTAGTCTGATCTGTACCATCAGTATTCTCGTGAGTTTTCATGCTATTAACAAATGTTCTTGTCCAACTACTCATACCACCATTACCGTAGTACAATCCATTTACATGATTCTTGGCTCTCCAACGAAATTGAGCGTTTTTGTTTTGTTCTGTAATCTCTAATGTTAAATCAAAAAATTTAGAATCTGGCATATTATCGCCATCTATTAGAATGAATCTCTCGGTATCTGATAATTCGGCTGCAGCCTTATGTGCAGCATCACTACCATAAACGCCATCTACTCGTTTTGCCCATGGTATCATGTTCTTTATTTTTACCCAAAATTGCTCTTTCTGCGGCTCATCATAACTTAGATATATACAATCTAAGTCAGCAACATCTACATATTCTATAATTTTTTCAGTATTCATACTGAATATTTAGTTAGTGAATTTGTAGTCCCATAATTTGTATGATAAACTATTATTCACTATTATGGATATATCATCATAATCACACATTATACAGGTATCAGTTGACTCAGTTATCAATTGATATTTGGAAATACTATTCTCATATAAAGACTTTATTTTACCATCTACTACTTTGATGTCATATCTACTAGCCTCGAAAGTTTTTTGATCTACATCAATGTAATCTTCATCCAAATCTTCCATACTGTAGTATTTTGGTGTTCCATCTTGTTTATTATAATATAATTTATATTTTGATGTCATATGCCAATTCCAAATCTGATGCTAATGATTTAATATGATAATGTACTGGGTATAATTGACTAATAGTGTTTATTCTAAAGTCCGAGTCAATTAATTCCCAAATCATTTCTTTAGTCCAATCATCCATTAACCCATTGTGTATTCTCTGTTTCATATGAACAAATTGAATTGAACTGTTAGGTATTGTACATTGTTCTATACCAATAATATTAGCCGCTATTGCATATACTGTATCAGTATCTCCATAGGTCAACTCACTTGAATATGATAAATTATTATTTATTTCTTGCCAATTTTCAAATATTAGTTTTACAATGTCAAAGAATTGTTTTGACAATAATGATTTTTTAAAATAAGTTATTCCATTATATACATCTGGTAAATTATTTTTATCAAATACTTGACGATAATACCTAGATTTAGATACATGTTGTTTGTAATCTCTACATCCAGTTGCAATATGCAAATCACGATTTTTCATTGAATTCCACCAACTATCCAATGATCTGGTAACTATCATATCTGCTTCTAATTTGAACGTTTCATCATATGGAGATTGTTCATATACTTGCCAATCATCTGCATATGGTCCATATGTTGCACTACTAACTTTATCATTAGATATATCAGTCAATATCGTAACAGGTCTTATATCACCCACCGCCCTTAATGATTTAACCAATACTTGAGCACATGTTTGATAGTCTACAGTGTCGGTATTAATTGCTTGAATGATATATCCCTGTGTCATTTATCATTCTCAATAACAGAAAACAAAGAATCTTTATTTAAAATATGCAAGTCTTGATTATATGTAGTGATTCTGTAGTCAGCAACTTTATTGTTTACTCGTTTATTAAATTTTAATTCCCAACTATGTGAACTTTTCAGTAATACTTGTGTATTGAATTCTACATTTATTAAACTCCACGGAATTTCTACAGTGATTGGAATAGCATGCCCATATACAGTATTTAACGCAATACTTAATGCGAAATCATTACGAAATGGATTTGATCTAAAACGATATAACTTACTGTAATGATCATAATTTTTCTGAATCATTTTCATCATATCAAATACACATTTTGACTCATTACTTTTATCAAAATATATAACCGTTGCCCAGAACATTTCTAATTCTTTTCCAAAATATTCTATCTCAGAATAGATTTGACTACCTAGATATATTCTTCGTTTATGACACAAAAATGATTGATTAATATCAAACAATTTTAGTAGTTTGTTACTATGACATATGTAATCAGTATCAATTAAAATGGTTTGATCAAACGGACTTAAGTTATATGCCTGATATCTTTCAAAATTATTCCATTGTTCTTTTATACCCGTAGATTGTTGAACACGAGATTGAGGAGTTTCTGACTTGATATTAATCACATGATCAAAGATTGAGTCTTTGATATCTTTATCGGTTACTAATGCAACTGGCAAATTTAAATGTTCTTTTATTTTTTGTGCACAATATTTTGCCATTGTGGTATATGATTTTGTTTCAGTATCAATTGCAAATAATAATATTCCTCTGGTCATTATCGTTGTCCATTGATTTTTTCTGAACATTCGAGCCAACTTGACATAGTGGTTTTGTAGGATTCAATACACATGTCTAATAATATTAAACGATTAACACTTACTGGATTTTCATATATGTCCAATAATATGACATTGTCTCCCATTTGTGTTATTGATAAAAAAGATATTAATTCTGGACTTGAGCGAAATGTCCCACCAGAAATAGTCACTAATAGTTGTGACTCATGATTTTCTTTATTTGATATTTTGGCTAGACTGTGTAAGTACTTAGTTTTACTAGTCTGTTTGATAAGTTCTGTATTCATGCAAATACTTATTCTATTTGCATAAGATTAGAAAATTTAAGCTGGTGCTGTTACTGCTACGGTTGGAGTTCCCCAACTATTAGTAATATTAACAGTTGATGGAGGTCTTGCCACAGCAGTAACAGTTAAATTACCCGTCACAGTGTCGGCTGCTGTTCCGCTAGATACGTCTGTAAATATTACGCTGATAGTAACAATGTTTGAACTTACACTGAGATTCATCGATAGATTATCACCAGTATATACTCCAGTATTGGAAAATTGTCGAAAATATGTAGTAGGAGTACCGGTTAAATTATAATATCCATTTCTTACATAAATTGATGGGGCTGTTCCACCACCTCCGATTTTTGTAAATCCAGTGTAACTTGTACCCGCGATTGTCTGAGCAGTGCTAACTGCAGGTAATGCCAATGTGCCAATGTCAGTACATAACTGAGTCCATGCTAAATCTTGTGGGTTACCTGTTCCGGCGGATCTACTACAACTGATTCGTAATGTGCCGCCCGCATTAAAGAAATATCTAGCGGTGTCGGTAGTAGAAAATGTAATAGTAATGGTACTAGTTACCACCGGTATTGAAACCGCAGTTCCCCAGTTGGCAGTTCTGGTTGCACTGGTCGTTATATCTGTTCCAACTGCCGCGGCATTTAATCTACCGTTATTAATGCTGGTCAAATTTGTACTTAACGCTGACAAATAAGCAATTGTATTTCCGGCTACTGGGGCGGTTATAGCAGTTATACTAGTACCTTGATGAGCCGCGGCGCTTGCCATGTTTGTTATCAAGGTGTTCCATGGATTGAATGATACTACGGTTCCAGCAGTGACTGTGCTTACAGCCGTCTGGCCCCAGCCGGAATTTCCAGATCCAATACTCCAAATATTATTAAAATTTGGAGATCCAGTGCTAACAAATCCGTTTAAGTCTGTTGATTGTATTAATCCGGCTGCTGAATAAGTCATTTATCTAATGTTGTTCCTTATTAGGCTGCAGCCGATACTGCTACAACCGGAGTTCCCCAACTATTAGTGATATAAGTAGTTGATGGAGGTCTTGCCACAGCAGTAACAGTTAAATTACCCGTTATATTTGTAGCATTGAGTGTGCCGTCATTGAATGTCACTGTAATTGTCACCACACTTCCGCTTAAACTATATTCTATATCAATATTATCACTAGTATAGTAACTTCCCGCAAATTGTCTGAATAATATTTGTGGGGTAGATGTGAGATCATAAAAACCACTTCGTATGTAAATATCTGGAGTTTCTCCAGTACCGTTAAATTGTGTTAATCCTGTATATGATGCCGCGGCAATCGATTGACTAGTACTTACTGCCGGTAATCCCAAAGTTCCTATATCGGTACACATTTGAGTCCATGTTAGATCCACTGCAGTACCATCTCCGCCAGTTCTACTACAACTAACAATAATAGTACCGCCCAAATTAAAGAAATATCTAGCCTGATCATATGATCCAAAAGTTACAGTTATTACACTACTTACTGTAGGTATAGATGCATTTGTTCCCCAATCGGCGGTTCTTGTACCGCTATTAGTAATATCAGTTCCTACAGCCGCTGCATTTAATGAATTATTATAAACACTTGTTAAACTTGATGATAACGTACTTTCGTATGAAATTTCGGCCATTGAAGTTGGAACGTCTATGGCAGTAATTGATGTTCCTTGATGTAATGCTGAATTATTAATAGCGTTTATTAGATTTGCCCAACTTAGCGCATATACCAATGAATTTTGAGCGACCGTGGATACTGCGGTCTGACCATATCCCAAACTTTCTGAACCAGTAGACCAGAAACTATTTAAATTTGGAGACCCAGTACTAACAAACCCGTTAAAGTCTGTTGCCTGAATTCTTCCTCCCTGTTCGTAAGTCATTTATCTGCTCCGAGTATTTTTATATTAAAGTTTAGCACTTACTGCGGCCAGAACTGTTCCTTCGCTGTTAGTTGTTTTATTTTCTAAACTACGACCTACTGTATTAAATGGTGTGGCTTCATTTTTCTTTGCTGCTCTTGCAAATCCTTGACCGGCACTAACTAATCTATCACCCTTTTTAATTATACCACGAACTTTTACTGGAACTCTTCCTGTCATTGCAATAATTGGATGAGTTGACGATGGACCCGCTGATCCGTTCATGATCATACCAGCCGATTCACTAACAACTCCAAATATAATATCACTTAATTCATCACGAACGGCTGTAATTTCAGCGTCTCCGCCCAATTCCATTACAGTTCCGGCATCGTATTCGGCATCTGCCTCAAAACGTTCGCCTAAGTCAGCATATGTGGCATTTAACTGACTACCAGCTGTTAGTGTCCAATTACCAGTAATGTTGCCACCCGTTATATTTGATCCAGTGGTAATATTATCAGTAGTGAATGTTCCATTTGAAAAATTCATACTACTACCATTTGTTATCGACCAGGCTCCAGCCATAATTCCGACTGTTACATTTGACCCAGTGGTAATATTATCAGTAGTTAATGTTCCATCTGAAAAATTCATACTACTACCATTTGTTAACGACCAGCCACCTGTCAAAGCTCCAGCCGTTATATTTGATCCAGTAGTAATATTATCAGTGATGAATGTTCCATTTGAAAAATTCATAGTACTACCAGTTGTTAACGACCATAATCCGGTGATATTTCCAGGAATAGATGCACCACCAGTAGTTATATCAGTAACCGTTAACTCTCCGGTTATGATCAAATTACCAAAAGATACGTTGGCTGATCCGGTAGTTACTAAAGTTTCCCAATTAGGAGTGGATGTTGAACTGATATTAACGTTAAATGTAACAGAATCAGAATCAAACCATGTTTGACCAGGAATAGGATTAGCCGGTCCTGTTACTGGATAGCTAGCAAAATTTTCTAATAGAGATACTTGATTCTGATCTACTGGTTGGCCATACCCTGCATAGTTTCTACCAGGCAAGGAAAGACTTGTCTGAGTGTTAAGTGTAGTGTCAATGACAGTTATTGTGCCAATTGAATATGTTAGAGTATATGCCATGATTTAATTAATCCTTTGAGTTCTGATATCTTTATTTATCTTAAATTGTAACCAAATTAGTCAGCGTTTGAATTCTGACCGTGTAATCGATTTGAATTTGACGATTTAATGATTTTTGTATTGGGGCAAAGACAACATGTGTCAATAATCTAGTAATAACATTGCCATCACCATCTAAACCATAATTAGCTAACAAACCCAATTCGTCAAATGTATATGTACTATCCGTATCTGTACCATTATCAAATGCAGCCTGACCACTTGGCTCACCATAATCTAATAAACATTGTACTAAAATATCAGTATAAAGTTCACCTACTATGTGATTTACAGTCATATTGTTTCTGGTTGGATCATTGTTTGAAATTAATGTATCATCAACAATTTTAGCGTATGTTTGATTATATAACGCAGCATTTTGACCAGTAGTATTGGGCGGTAGATATGTAATCAATCCAGTTGAGTCAATACTAGCAGCTCCGTTACCAAATGCCATTTGATAAATTGTACCTCTGCCACGATCAGCCAACGTATACGCCATGGCTTCTGACATTGTTTCGTAATTTATTGCATTGTGATCGTCAAAAAATACTTCTCCAGATTTGGGATCATGTATTTTAAGAAAACCTTCAATTTCGAATGTAATATTTGTTTTCATAGTGATATCCGTTAATCGCATCTCATATGAAGTATTACTTTTCCAGTATTAGGATCAGTAATCTTCATTGAACTACTAAAGTGAAACCCTACTTGTTCGTTTGGTTTCTTAGTTGGTGAACTTTGTCTCTTATTCGAACTATGTTCGTCACTTATTTTAGATGCATTATTTGTGTTCATGTTATATTTAGTCATGGCGCCGTTACTCTACGTAAGAAAAGTGCCGGGACTGTATTACTTTGACTTAAAGTTTGACTTACCGGTCCACTAATGTCATATTCATACCACCATTGATAGTAATATTCTTCAGGCAATTGATCTCTATTTAATACACTTTGAATTACTGTACCAGATTCAATTAATTGATTGGTAATTGAACCATTTCTACCACGTAATAGACCAGAAACAGTATTAGTTGTCAAATCAATATTAGTAAATTGAATATATTCACTGTTGATCAACAACATATTACCTTCACTGATTGTAATCTCTACTAGTGTTGGACTAGTAATACCATTAATAGTTATCTTAATGTCATTATAATTAACATATTCAAGCGTAAACGTATTTGGTATACTTAATATTGGATAGGAAGTCATATATCGAGCAACGTTTAATATATATGCCACACCATCACTATCAGTAGTTACTATTTCTTGTAACGTACTTACTAATTTACTAGCATCGTTAACATGTAATACATCGCTTATACTATTAGTACTGACAAAATCTTGTGTCAAATATGTTTGAGTATATGGATTGGTATTATAAACTGAAGTGACATATTCATATGTTACATATGGATATGTATTGGGATTATAAACTGAATTCTGACCAAATTGATCAACTTGAATTCTAAAATTCAAATAATTTCCTGGGCCTAATGTATCTGGATTTGTAGTAACATTAAATTGTAAGAAATCAGTTACCAGACCAGGAATCAATTCTTCTGGTCCATATCCTTCATTGAATGATCCACCCTGAACATCATATGTAGTTGGGTTAGTCAATTGATTATAGTTAAAATCAGGAGATTGAAGATTTGTATCAAGTTCGGCCGTTGAATTAACATCATATGATGAATATTCAAAATTAACAGAATCATACAACTGACCGTCATTATAATTAAATGGGGCGCCAATTGTAGTAGCATTTGGATAAACCACACCACTCATTAACTGTCTAAGATCACGTCCAGTCATGTTGGCAGTTGGCTCATAAAAGGCAGCAATTCTATCGGCCGCGTTCAATATTGAATTATTACTGTAAATTTGTTCCCACTTATCATAATCAAATATTGTATCATTATTACTAACTATACATTGATATAATTTTCCAGCATATGTTACTAAACTTTTACTAAATGTAAATGGCTCTTCTAAAAATAATACATCATTTGAGGTATAATTAAAGTTGGCAATTTTCACTGGAAAGTTAAATAATGGATCATAATATATTTCTACTAATGTCGTAGTCATAACTTTGACATAGTAACTAATCGGATTAGTCCATTCAGTAGAACTCACTTCATAAGCAATAATCTTCTGCCCATTCAATTGTCCAGGAGTTACGGGTGTATACCCATAATTTAATTCTACAAGTACTGCACCATCATATGCATATGAGTTTCTCACTTGTACTATCGGAAATGATGCACCTTGAGCTGATGCTAATAAATCAGCGTCCCAATTTGTTCCAGTCCATGACAAATATTCCCATGGACTACTTGATGATGTTAACAATGTTGAACTTGCAAGTTTACCAATATCAGTAAATTCTCCTGCATAAATTTGCCCACTATTCCATTCAGTGATTAAACTACCATAACTTGTTCTATCAAATTTAATAGTAGTCATTAATTCTCTAACTGGCTGACTTGAGGTTAATATTGCTGCTCTGGCAGTAACCGCTAATGTATTTTCAGATCCAGAACCTTGTGTTTCTAATGAAACTCGTTCATAATCCATCAAACTAGTTTTGTCAATGTTATAAGCACCCTTAACTGAATAATAAAGAGCAATAGTATTAACATCAATTACTCTAACATAATAGTAATTGTTATTGATCAAACCTGTTGGAGATACTGTATTCAATCCAATTGTATACTTAATTGAATCACCAGTAATAAAACTATGATTTATTATAGTGATAGTATTAAATACCGTATTAACGTCAGTACTGACAAATGTAGAGAATATTGAACTACTTTCAATTTCAATTATTGGTTGAGTAGCATAACCTGAACCTGAATTAATTACCTGAACTCCCAACAATGATTCATTTATCATAATCGGAACTAACTGAGCAACAGTTCTTGGATTTGGATAATTACTATTATTGATTACAGTAATTACTGGTGGTTCTGAATATCCGCGAGCTTTATCTAATACAATTACAGCTGGCAATATGGCACTAACTGTTGCATTTGGCATATGATCAGTTGGAGTTGAGTCAATACCACGTTGAATATCTGTCAATATATTTTGTAACTTATCGACATTACTATAAGAAATTTTCTCATCACCAATATATATAAATCCAGCATCAGGCATTCCATATGTATTTTTAACCGGAATAATTGTGGAACTTGAAGTAATATAGGCCGATAATGATGTTAGATTATAAAGTCCGCGTTCATTAGTAATATTCAAACCATAATTTTCAAACCACTGTGTATATTCTGGATCTTGCCATACTGTACTAGTAGGTAAATATTCTGGGGAATATAAATTTGGTGTAGTATATACTAATTGTGGAGTTTCAAATTGTCCTATACTTGGTACATATTTTGCAGGTAAATCAAAGTCAGTTACATCTCCTAAGAATGTATCTTGTCCAGGATATACAAATAAGAAATCTTTAATCTTAACATGAAATGGCTTGATCTCATTCAAATATCCGCTTAAGAATTCTTGATTATCTCTTTGAAATTTCTTGTATGGTAACAATTCACGAACAGTATGAGTAACATCAATCAAACTTGTTTTATTAAGCCATGTTAGATAATTTTGTTGTTCTAGTGATTCACTTTGAATATAATTAAACATTAATATCAAACTATTATTACGTTCAATCAACAAATCTTCTATATAAGCCTCTTCATTCAACCAACGAATGATCCAATAAGTTTCTTCATATACTGTATCATCATATAATCCAATATCAAATCCACCAATATCCCAATTAACTGGAGTATTATACAATGAATCTGATAATTGAATTGTTCCGTTTTGTAAACCAATTCTATCCCATCCAGTAGCCTCATACCAGGTCCACACTTCGCTATTACCCTGTGAATTGGCTTTTACTTTGACAATAATTCCATCTTTTAATCCAATAACAATTTGTTCTGTTCCTGGAAGTATTTGATTTGGCTGAAGTGTTTGTAGATCAGTAACTGTGTTTACTTCTAATACAATTTTTGTACTACTACTATATCCAGTGGCCCACCAATCAGTATATGTCCAATAATCTCTTGTATCATATCCAACTCCAACTTTGTTTAAGAAATATAAACTACGAGTTTCGGCAATAGGGAATTTAATTAGAACTTGATTGGCATAGTTAACATAATTTTGTAAAGCCAATGGGCGATCTATAAACATACTTTGTGAATAATCAATACCATAACGAGTCAAAATTGGCAACTTTGAATTTGGTATATATAGTCCAAGACGATTTTGTCCAGCAAAACTATCTAGATATTTTGCATATAATCCAATTGGATCTTGTTGACTTTCTGTTGGAAATCCAGTTAAGAAATCAGTTGCATTATTTTCTTGAATCAATGTCCAACTTTCATGTTTTTGATCTAATGTGTTACCAATACGATAACCAATATGTAAAGCACTAGATGAAGAATTGATACTACTTTCACAATTAAATAATCCAACAATGTTAGTAGTAATTGCTGCCAAGAAACTAATTCCACTATTAAGTGGGTTAAGTATATATTGACTTAAAGTCAACGGACTTAATGTTTTTCCTGGAGGTATAATATTATAATTCTTAACCCAGAAGAAATAATCAACAACAATTGCATTGGTTGAGCGATCTAAACTTTGAATCGTAGTATAACTATTAAAATCAACTACATATCCACTACCATTATATTGAATTGGAGGAAATGAACTACCTACCCAAGTGTATATGTCGGCCGTACTTCCTGGAAATGCCTTACCCCAATTACTAGCGTTATATGTAGCACTTGGTTGATTATAATTCAACATTCGAATACTTGTTGTATCAAGCCACGTAGAACCAATATGTTCAAAACTCCACACGATTCCATCAGAATATGTGGCTGGATCAGTTGAACTTATATAATCTAAGTTTGTTTCAACTGCACCTAATAATTTTCCTTGTATTGGATCAATATAATCTAGATAATCTAATGTATTATTACTAATAGTATCATAGATAGAAATATTATTTAATCGTTCAACAGAGACCATTGGTAATGGTTTCTTATCTATATACCAACTACTAGTTTGACAATAATTAACATATCCAAAAATTCTTCCAGTACCAGTACTGTACCAATTTGGAGCACCCACAACTATTACACCATCATTATCAACTACACTGGTTCCAAATTTTGGAGTGTTTGCTATTCCAGTTCTATCTATACTTTGAATATATTGACCAAATACATATTTTCCAGGATTTATAATACTTTCATCAGCCGCCGGTAGATAATCAAATTCATATACTACACCAGTGTTTGCAAATGTGTCAATAAATGCTGTAGCTCCATGATCAAAAATAGTAAAATTATTAATTGATATAATAGGATTACAGACTGTTGGGTCAACTGTATTATAATCAAATGTTGTTTCAGCATATACTGTAGCAGTTGGGTCACTGACTACCAAACTGTCGCGAGTTCCCATAGATACTACAGTTCCAAAACTTCCAATTGTTGGTAAATTTGGATTAACCATTACTTGTGTATTAACATACAATGTTAATCCCAAATCAGCAAGATTAGATTCTGGTCCAGTAATATCAATAATATTATTAATAGTTTCTACTGTATTGTTTATAACCCCAATTTGAAGTATATTACCACTAGCGGCAGCTATAATATTGGTTGGAGTTTGAGTATTAATCGATTGAGCTATTTCACTAGCAGTTCCAGAATAACTTACTTTAAATCCATCAATGAAAAAATATCCACTAACTAACCCACTAACTGATCCAACTATAGATCCATATTGTTGTCCGCCATTAGTAAAACGATAGACTGCGCCCTGTACGTTTGATACATTGTTTACAGTCTGTAATTCACTTGGACATCCAATTACTAGTTGAGCACCATATTTGTTAGTAGATACACTAGTACCAAAATTACCACCAACTATTGGATTACTACTCAATAATTTAGTAACGAGATTCATTTCACCATAACTTACTTCAATAATACTACCATAGACTGGTATTATATTAAATATAATTCTGCCATCGGAATAGACAATTACATCACTAGTTAATACATCATCAATTAATACATCAGCTATAGAATTAGGAATAGTTTCATTAACTGTATAGGTATCACTGATTCCATTAGCCATGAATCTTTGTACACTTCTAGTATATATATAAACAGCGCCAGATGCAGTCAATTGAGTTGATTCACTAGTTACTAAACTTTCTAATGGGGCACCTACAATTAATTTAACTCCATCTATACTAGTAGCGATTGAGGTTCCAAATCCGATTGCCGTACTTGGACCAGTAATAGTACTAACATAATCATAATTACCATTGGACATCAATGCCCAAACCGCTATTGTTTTATTAGTAACGTTTGAAATATATAACCACTGTCTATCTTCACTAACTGTTATTTGTCCAGTAGTTTCTTGACTAATAGTCGTATATAAAGTAATATATTTACTTGGATAAATTACTAGATATACATAAACAAGATTATTAAGTTCATCACTAACATACAAATAATCACCTACTGCAACCATTGCTGTACCAAATGTTGAATTGGTCTGAGATATAGTTTGAGTTATTGATTGACTAGTAGTACTGTCAGTATAATAACGATAGATTGTTCCATCAATTGCACTAGCACCGACATATCCTATTTCTGTACTGTAAGCGACACTACTACCAAAATCTTGTAAATTTAATTCAGAAGAATCAATATTAATCTCAGTAAAGTTTGGACCACATGACCATACAGCCCATTGATTGTCTACATCTCTATCAATCCAAGATTTTTTATTATAGTATTCACTATTAAATACTGTACTGTATACTTGATCACTTGCTTGAGTAAATCTTCTAGATACTAATTTAAAAGCTAAACCATTACCTTGTAATTGTAATACGGCAGTATCTAATACTTTTGCAATAATTACACTGGTTAATGAATTCACTGCTAAAACTTCGTAATAACCATTTATTCTGGAGTCAAAATTAACAATAGCGATTGGATCATATTTTGCCAAATTTGGATTTTTTCCAAAGTTAACAGTAATTGTATTATTTAAATTATTAATAATACTTATTACTTGTGTATTGACTGTTTGTGGAGTAAATACATTCCAACTTCCACGATATTTGGCAATCCAAATATTATCATTACGATACAATGTATCTATGTTAGTTGTGTCAAATGTATTGTTTAAATCAGTAAGTTCAAAGGCTTTAAATTTTACATCATTTAGATTGACATATCCGGCGCTGGGTAAACCACGCTCATATGAATAAACATCATTAAATGGCGGTAAGAAATTTGCAGAAATTGGTGGCATATTCCAGTTAATGATTTCATTCATCATTACTGTTTGTTGAACACCGCTTACAGACCCATTATCTGAGAATCCCAATAGTGTTGGATTACCAGTTAATTCATTCTGAATCAATAAACATTCAACAAAATTACTGTTAGATACACTACCAAATACACTAGTTTTAACTGCCCAATTTTCTTTTACATTATAATCAATTTTACCTTGAGCCAAATTTGCACTCTTAAAAGCATTTGCTATTAAGTTGGTTCCTTTTTCTTTAATGATGTTTTTATAAACACCAATTTGAGTAATATCGCTTAATTCTGCATCAGCGAGATATTGTCTTGGTCTATAACCGATTAGACTAAATGATAATAGATCGGCATCTAGTTCAAAGTTTGCTCTAGTACTGTCATAATAATACAAACTTTCATATGCATTAGTGCTAGGATTAGGTAATAATCCAGTTTTAATTTTATCGTATGTTGTTTGAGTCCATTGTTCATCAAAGAATTCTGATTGTGGTTGAATCAATTGATTAGCAACCCAATATTTATTTTTATAAGTTACAATTTTTCCACTGGCATACTTAATGTTTGGTAACCATTCTTGAATATTATCTTCATTAATAATAAATCCGCTGGCATTAACATAACCATTCCATTCACCAGATTTGTAACCCTGTAATAATAATCTTTGTTGACGTAATCCAGTAACTAAATCATAAATTGTATCATTGAATACGGTATAATTATCAAACACCACTGCATGTTCCATACTAGATAAATTAAGATTTGTAAGAGCAATACTATCCCCATCAGTTAATACACCAACAGTAAAACTTTCATTTTCTCTTACAATACTAGCATTTTGACTTTGTAATGGTATTAGATTTTGATTTAAAATAAAATTATCTTGTTGAATTGTCAATGGCTGAACCACTAATCCAGGTCTATTAACAGTAGCAATTTTAGCAGATGGATTTAAATTAATAGTACTACCAACTTCCCAACTTTGTTCTGCCCAATGCAAAAACTCACGAATCATTTGATCCCAATTATATGTAATAGTATCAATTACATAACCAAAAATCATACCTTGATCTACTAGATATTGACCATATGCTTTAAGAAATTCACTAACTCCCTGAACAGTATAATATAAATTACCATATGGAATTGTAGTGATTTTGTCTGTATAAAATTCATTATTAACTGTAACTGAAAGATTATTCACCGTTAATGTTTGTGTAAATCCGGCCTTGGGCACAGCCATATTAAAAAATGGATCACTTTGACTATTACCCCAAACTGTATAACCATCACTAGTACGTTGTACAATAACTGAACTATATACAATTTTATCTTCTGATACATTGTCGTACAACAAGACGCTATAACTATTGTCAGGAATTAATAATGTTGTATTTTGAGTATTTGGTGTTGATTTTTCAATCAAAAATTTCAAGTAATTTTTACTACTAAATCCAGCTAGATTATATGTTAATCTGACATCTAGATTTTTTAATGTAGTAGTAACTTCAGTTGTACCATCAACACCACGTTGATTAATGTAATCAACTACCCAATTGATATAACTAGCTTTACTTACACCATTGCCATATACTATAATATCTTGTGGATTTAAATGATAACGATCATTATACAAATATTGATTGAATTCAGTATTATATTTGTACAAGTCACGATCAACATTTAAGTTAAAGAATTTTGCTGGTTTAGTTAATGCCAATATACGCATTAAATCAAATGGATATGAACTACTACGTAGATATGAAGTTTCAGCCGGTCCTTGATCGCCAACAATCCAATTACGATCAAATGTAAATGAATCATAGTTACCAACTACAGTTGGTAATGGTGATTGTAATGTTCCGGCCGAATTTACTGGCAATACTCTTAATAATTCTGGTCTAACTTTCAATGGATTAATATAACTATCACCATTGTTCCATACATAACCTTCACTAATTTCTTGCCACATATATGTATTATCACTAGTATATGGGGCGGCACCATATCTATCAGTCCACCAACTTGGTTCACTGGTCAATCCTAACATTTCCCATGGGGCATCTGCTGGATTACTAGTATCATAGAACCAATTATATACACCTCTCCAATAACCTTGTTTTAATATTTCACTGTTAAGTATGTTTGTACTTTGATTGTAGTTATATGAAAACTGATTTGATCTATTATATTGTTGTGTTTTATAATCAATACGATTTAAACCAACCCATTTTAAGAAATTGGTTCTATATATATCTAAAATTTCACTCTGTGAATATTCAGTGGTTCTAAATTGTCCTGGAATAACTTCATCAGCTGGTAATGGTATATCACCAACAACTTTTAAGTTATTATAAATTCTAGTTTCAAATTCTAATAAAACTTTATCACGAAAATCAGATAATTCTTCATCAATATAATCACCATAAAGTTTTGTATAACTACCATCGTGTCCTAAAATAAAATAGGTTGGTGTAGTATAAGTATTGTCTAAAATAACACTCGGAATAAAACTTGGGTATAATCCTAATTTAGTTGGTGTATTGGGACAATATGTTCCATATGTTTGATTATATTCATTAATTGTAATAGTATCACCAACAACAATATCATATGTTATTGTTAAATTTGGACTAATATCACTAACAATATAATCCACACCACGTATTAATTGATTAGTTACTGTCTGACCATTAACTGTTGTAGTAATATAAACACCCAACCCATAATAGTTGGCTGATGTAAAATCATATGTTCTATACGTTGGTAAAGTAATAGTAGATAATGTAACATTAAATGGATAACTATTAGTTCTATATGGACTACCAGTATATAACATGTCACTCCAGAAGAATGCATTTGTACTGTTTCTGGTACTTGAAATTTGATAAAGAATTGTATCCAACATTGTAGATGGAGTGGTATATACTGTAAAATCGTTTTGATCAGTTAAATTAATCAACAATGTTTTAAAATTTGTATATTGATCACTGTTGAATTGTAATGCTTCAAATATATTATATCCAGGTTTACGTAAAAATACACCAGGTAATATCAAACTGGCACTATTTTGAATAATTGCCGTACCGTATCTGTTTAAGTTTCCTAGGTTATAAACATTATTAGGACCAAATACTGGTCCAATTACGCCAAACGTATTTTGAACTATTGAATCATATTGATTTTTAATATCACCAACGTTAACTGTGGTAATATTTGAATTGAATGGATTATTTTGTAAATTACTTGGAATTTCATAATACCCAGTTTTACTAACTTGATCACTAAGCAATGTAATGGTAATTTTATCACCACTGACTGCCGCAGTTGTCAATGTAACGGTTGTTGTATTATTAAAACTATTAGTAGTAAAAGTATATTCAGAATCATCACTCAGTTCAACATCATTGACATATACATGATGTGGATCAACAATTGAATCAGTTTTTACTAACACATCACATTGAAAGGAACTTTGTGTTGGTTGAGTAACTGTAAATTGAAATACTTGATATTGAGAACTTTCAGTATATGCGGTTACCCATCCAGTTTTTTTAGTTGGTATATCAGCAGTGATATAGTCATATACATAACCAATATTAATGTTTGATTCAATAATATTATCGTTTTGTTGATAGCTAAATGTATCTTCATTTAGATTGACAGTGAAATTAATGTCACCAATACTAACCGAGCTTGAATAACTAATTGGAAAACCTAATATTGGATCATTTGGTCCTGTACCAACAGTGTACGAAAATAATTTTGTTCCCGCAAATGTTGAACCATTATAGTATAATTGATCACTAAGTGATATGTCATTTATATCATATATGTTAAATAATGGGGCCTGATTAACTGTTGATTTTTGTTGACATTGAATCCATCTAGAATCTACAGAATTAAATCTCCAACTTGTTGATTTCCATAATGTACCAGATATGATAGTAACTTGATTTTTATCTTGTGCAGTTTCTACAATATTAAGTGCAATTACATTTGAATTTCCTGTACCAACTGGTGCAAAAGAAACTTCATATATGTTTTGACGAACTAAATTATTAGTATCATGATTAAAAATAATTGTTTGACCAGAAACTAATGGTTGACCATCAATAGTATATGATGATTGTCCAACTATTTGAGTAAAGGCATCAGTTGTTGTATTATCAAATAATGAAACGAAACCTAAAGATTTTGTTCCACTATTATAAAGACCAAGATTCCCATAAAATTCAATAATAGGACGTTGAGCACGAGTACTAGTATTTCCAGATATTAATGTTAATGTACCATTATAAGCGATAGTGGCATTAATAACTTGAATATTAAACCAACGATTACTTCTAGACCAGGCATTTAAATCACGACTATTTCTATTGATTGTTATATAATCCGGATATAATGGTACCTCATTTGATTGATCCCATTCTTTATCGTCCCAATTATAATAATCCCAAGGATAATATGATCCTGGATCATCGCTTTCTACACTACGAAAATCATTAACTAATAATAGATTGATTGCAGTACCTACACCTTCAACATAATATTCATTATTTTGATATGTTGATGGGACTGTAGATCCTTCAAATATAACTTTAAGACCATTGATAAATGTAACACCATTTGGACTTGTATAATTTGTCTTACCTAAAATTTGATCAATGTTAATACTATTAGTAGTATTATTTTCTATTAAATTAATAACACCAACATTAAGTGGATTTGACCCATCTTGATAATATAATGTATCTAATACTGCCGAAAGATATGGTATCAATTGAATTGTACCGGTACCATCACGATAGAATGTTCTACCAACATATGTAGTACCGCTAGTTACTGTAATTTTTTGAGAATCTGGAATTCCAGTACTTAATGTTAATGTAACGATATCAGTTATTGAATTTACTGATATTGAATAAAAATTAATTTGTGAACTTGATTCACCATTATCATAGAACATTAATGTTCTACCATTTAACTGAGTTACACCATCAATATTTCCAATTGATGTCGATGTTTGACCGTTAATTTCTGCATATGTTAGTGTAGAAACAATATCAACTGTATTGTTTCCGGGCAAATCATATTGTGATTGAGCATCTTTTAATGGAACTTCAAACGTAACAGTGCCAATGGAATCTCCATTATTTAATACTCCTAATACATCTCTAGTACTAGTATTAGAACTTGCACCATATCCAGAAGTTCCTGGAACACCTTGAATCCAGAATTGTGATGATTGATTTACTTCAAATGTATATGTACCACCACGTAACAATGTTATAGATGGATTTTTTTGTACTGAATCATTAATTGTATATCCAGTATCACTGTAGGATACAATATAATTGTCTGATAGATAAATTGTGTTGGTTGATACAGTTACGGCATCTGGACCATATGGTAACCAATAATATTGACTATAGTTAACAATCTTATCTAGATCAGCAAAACTATCCCAACTATAATATTCACTTTCAAATAATCTATTATTATTATCGGTAATTGCCCCATTATTTTGTAAAGCATTTAACATACCAGGATAATTAATAAAATCTTTTGCAGTTTGAGTATCAGTTTTTAAGAATACAACACTTGGATTCAATTGATAATCATAGCGGATTTTTGATGGTTCAACTACATAACGATCAGTTGGGTTAATAGAATAGCCATATTTTTGACCAATAAATCCTTCAACTCTACGTAGATCAGGTTGTTGTACCAACTGATCTAATGTTGCGGCAAGAAACTGAGCATTACTGTCAGTTCTAAAAACTTCAGGAAGAAAATCAAGTGACCGAATTTTTGTTGCCATTTTTTATATTATCCATTACTGTATCTACTATTTATCACTACAAAAAACGACTAATTTATCTATATCAGTCAGAAAAATTTAAATTACATTGTTCTTTGTAAAGCCGATGGAGTCAATGCACTAATTACAATAATATCATTAGCCGTGGCACCGTTACAGAAAATTTCGCTTGGGCCGCTTAAAATCTCATATAAATCACCAAATGATTGATTAGGATTAGCAGGTACTAATACTACTGAACTAATTAATGATCCCAATTGAACATGTAGATAGGCCGTAAGTTCACTGAAGTAGAAAGTATCACCAAAATCCCAATTATTAATTGTAAAATAACTATTAAGCGCAGCCAAAACACTACTACGAATTTGACTATCACTAACAGTTGTTGTAGGATTTTTAATAACTTTAATTGTTCCTCGTAATGCAGGAGCAGCTTTTGTTCCAAATAATGGTTTGAAGTTTACACTATTTAAAATCACACTATCACTGATCATTTTATAACTATCTAATTCTCCATAAGCCTGTTGAAGTTCTTGAATAGTTGGTTTAGGTGGTAAAGGAACAGTTCCAGTACTATCATTAAGCCAATTTTGAAACTGAGTATAATATGATTGTGTAACCAAATACAAATCAATGATGTTTGTAGTGGCCGGATCAATTCTTGTAGTATTGTCACTATTATGACGATATTGAAAGTTAATTCCACCACGTCCTCTAGTAACCGTATATGATGAACTAACATCATTTAAAATGAGAACTGGAGGTTGTGTTCCAGGAACAACAACAGATTGATAGAAAGTTGGAACTGGATTAGTAATGCTTCCATTGATGCAATAGAATAATGTTTCAGTAGGATATTCATATATTACATTTAAAACTTGATTTTGAGTTGAATAGGCATATATCACTGAACCAACTGGTAAAACTTGAGTTCTATATAAATCATTAATATCGGAAAATATTTTAAAAAATACATAAGCAGTTGAACTTGAACCAACTATAGTATTAAAAAAATCAGGATCATATGTGTAACCACTAATTAAATTAATACTACTTACTGTAATTTGATAATCATCTGGCATTCCATCACTTTGTGCTGGTTGTCCAGTGACATTTAAAATGTAATCTTCACCTAGTGTACTGGTATTAGTAGAATTGGAATTTGTTTTAAATATATTTACAAAATCAGAAAATACTTGACCACTACGTTGATCATATACTCGTTGTGTTCCATCGAATGTAAATCTAACTTGATCTACAGATGCAAAATAATAGTTAACATTTTTAATAGTGACAAGATATGAATTATTAATACTATCACTAACAAATTTAACAAAGTAATCAGTTGAAGTTGGATTAGTAGGTATTGGTTGTACAATAGACCAACGTTCTTGATTAATTAAAATACTATTATCATAGTTAAGTGCAAAATCTTGTTTGAGATTTATCAAATCAAGAATTTGTGTAGTCAAAACAGTGTTGAAAGTATTATCAAATTGAGGAATTATTCCAGTTGGTATTGATTGATCCGGATCTAAATATGCTCCCGTTGGTATATATGAATTTAATGTAACTGGTCCAATGCCCGTAGACAAATTACCATCTCCAAAATTATAACCATCTCCTATAACTCCATTTACACCAACCCATATACTGGTATGATCACCGTTGTTGTAATTTGGAATACCTTGTTGTAATCTGTTATTAACATCAAAATAAAATCCTGGTGGACTTACAAATTTAAGTTGTGCACCCTGAGTAATATATCTCATTGAATATGTACTGTAAGTTCCCAAAGATATTGGTATATTAACACCAGATGATAATTTTACGTAAAAATATCCAGTTACATTTGATCCATCAAGTGTAGTTTCATTCCAATAACATCTATGATCATCTGATTCTGGTCCTGGATAATATCCAGTATATCTTGGATAATATTCTTGATAATATTGAATAGTTGGTGAACTGCTTAAAAATGATGGTAAAGTTATTGATAGAAATTCAATTGCAAAATTAATATTTTGAGTTGAGAATGTCACATTTTTATCTAATTGATCAGTATATAATGCACCATCATCAGCAAATACGTTAGTACTACTATATTTTCCAGTTGGATCTAATAGATCAATATTTCTACTTACACCAATACTACTACGATTAAGAGCCGAACTTTTGATAATACTATTGTATAAAGTAAATGGGAAATTACTATAATCTTCTCCATTAACCATACGATTTTGAGTATAATAACGTGCTGGTGCACGTTCTTTAATATTAAGTATACTTTCACGAGCTTGAGCCGTACTATTAACTGTTTGTAAACTAAATGTTATTGTTAATATTTCATTTGTATTTTGACGACTTACATATGGAATATTAACTACAATTCCATTCATTTCACTTGGATCAATACTATAGGTTAATGAATTTCCAGCTCTTACATAAGCTCTATAATTGCCAACTGGAATTTCTCCAAATACACCATCTCCAAATACATAACTTACTTGATCATTGGTTCTTGATACTACACTGAATATTGAATTTAAACTATTTACTTGACTATTGTAATTAGTTGTAAAAATATTATCAACTAAATTCCATTGATCACCGTTGGTACCATCATTGTTTACTTTATATAACCAGGTATCAGTATTATTAATACCAGGTATATCTACGTTTTGAAAATTATTTTGAATTTTTTCAGCAAAATAAAAATCATAACTTTGTAATGTACCTTGTTTAAAATAGAAGAAAAATCCAGTATTTGGACTACCATATCCTAACTTATCATTACGATATACCATATTAAATTGACCATTTGGGGCTGGTGATAATTCATATAGATAATCTTTATTGATGCTAGTGACACTAACTAATTCAAAATTAGTTAATACTCCGTTTACTTGAGTTATATATGGAACCACTGGATTTTGATTTGGTATAATATTTACAGTATATTCTTCTGTTTGAATTCCAAGAATATCTTGACTATTTCCTGGACGACCAACACGTTGACTATTAACATATGTAGCATTTAAAATAGTATTAAATTGTTCTTGCCAGTTGGAATTTGCCGAGTCATTCCACAATACAGTATTATTTCCTAAACTAACTCCATTGATATCAAATATACTTTCTGTAGTACTAACGGCAGTTAGTTTCACTAAACCATTGGCTTCTGTATTACGTTTTGGGTTATAACTAACTAAGTTTGCTAATTTTATAACAGAATCTCTACGTTCTGCCGTATCAATAAAGTTTTCACGAGTGTTTAAATCGTCACGAAACGCTAATCCTTGACCCATAAAGGCCATAACATCCAATAGTGCAACAAATTCACTGGATTCAATGTAATCGTTAAACGTTTCTGGATAATATATAGTCAGATAATCAATGAAGCTTTTTCGTAATGTTTCATAATCATATGATGAAAAGTCAGCCTGTCTATAAGTCTGATAGAATCTTTTCCAATCAGCCAATCCAAAAAGCGCGCTTTGGCGAGATGATGTTGCCATGTTATTCTTCCGTCCTTAAAATTTTCCATGAACGTTCATCTAAAGTCAATGAAGTAAATCCTATATAAACTTTATTATTTACAATATTAGTTGCTTTATAGATCGTGTAAACACACATTATATTAATGTCCATGGAATATCATATATTTATCACAAAAAAATATCATCAGTTATTGAGCCAGTTGCTGAATAGACCCATCATATCGATTTAAGAAAAAATCAACTTGAGTTGCCACATTAAATGGATTAAACGCCATTTCAATTTGTAATAATACACCATTCTCTTGAACATATACACCAACACTGTTCAAGATGATTCTAGGATCTAAATTTATAACTCTACGAACTTCATCTTCAATTGCCTGTTGAGTGTCTTGTGTACTTGATTCAAACAAATAAGACCATAATGTTGTACCATAAGTTGGTTGTCCTACTTTATCCCCTTGTTTAATACTTAGAGCATTAAGTAAATCTCTAATTACTAAATTTTGATCTGAAAGCGCAAACTTTTTACCTATTCTCGGTTGAACAGTTATGGATCCCACTCCGCCATATACACCAGCTCTAACTAATGATAATGGTTGATTAACGTTTTGTGTTGAAAATCCCTTATATGTTGGCATTTTATTTCCTTATTTTATTTGTTACCATATCTAGCATTAAATTGTTCTGGCGTAAGATTTACTACTGCCCCTTTACCATCTGCAAATATTGACGTTTTAGAAGAACTAACATTCCATCCATTTGGTGTAACTTCTGATGTAGCAGTCACTGGAGGTGGGTCCGCTGGTGGCGCTTGATTCTGATTAGATACTAACGCTTGATATTCTTTATTGGCTTTTTCTAAATCTCTTTCTAAACTTTCTATTTTATTTAAAGTAGATAGTTTAGTAAGAAAACCAGCATCTTCTCTATTTTCTTGACGAATCTTGGCGCGAGTCTGACTTATTTGTGATTTAATATCGTTTATTTTTTGTAATAATTTAGCCTGTTGATCTAATGCTGAATCATTTGCAGTTGTTCCTTGATCTCTCACTTCCGGAGATGAAGATTTAGTAAGTGTTAGTGGGATTGGTATTCTTGGATCTCCCATATTAACCCCAATTTTTGATGTCATATCAGTTTTACTAAAAGTTTCAACAGCCTGAATTGCCGACTTGATTTGCCCGCCCATGTTACCAAAACTTGCTATAGCAGTTTGAATACTACTTAATATTCCATTTGCTGTTGCAGTGATTGACTTGACAATTGCGCCTGGTAGAGCAAGAACTCCATTTACTAAACCTACCGCGGCGTTCACTGTTCCCGTTACTAAATTTGTTGCTGTATTTATAACTCCAGTAACAAGTCCAGTGGCTGTATTAACAACTCCGCCTACAACACCAGTAACGACATTAGTAGTATTATTAACTAAGTTTCCAACTAACCCAGTTGGATTAGATAATGAATTTGATGCTGTTGTAGAACCAGTTACTGTACTAGCGGAAGAAGTAATACTATTCTTAACATTGTTGACAACATTTGTATTACCTTCACTGACAGTATTAACGATTGATCCAGAACCCCCAGGTAATGAGTTTATTCCGCTATTAAGTGTTGTTGCAGGACCCGTAAATATATTTGAAATAGTAGATGTGGCAGATTTAACTGCATTACTAACTCCAGATATAACAGAATCTACTCCACCAGTTATAATTCCTAATGATGCACTAGCCGCTTTCTTTCTAGCGTCAGATAATTCTGATTCAGCAGAACTTAATACAATTGAGTTTATATCATCTGGATTATTTCTATATGCAGCTCTAGCATCATCATATTTAGATTGTGCTAAATCCAATGCAGCCTGTGAGGATTCATATTTCGCGCCGGGAGTTGTCAAATCAGTAACACTACTAGCATTACCTTTTCCGCCTAATATATTTGGAGTATTAGCAGTAAGATTCTTAAATGATGCTTCTACCGTTTTGAAGGCACCTCTTAATGTACTTTCTAGTCCAGTTACTAAACCAGATAAACTTTTTCCTAAATTATCAACACTAGTTGAAATGGCTCCAGAGACACTATTAGCTAATCCAGTAACTCCATTACTAATACTATCACTTAATTGTCCGGCAAATTTACCTCCAGCCATCATATCTGATATTTTACTGGAGGCCGTTGAAATTCCACCAGCAATAGCGGTTACTGTCCCAATTGTTCCAGTTATAACATTGGTAACTCCCTGTGCAATTCCAGTAACTGTTCCTACAGTACCATTAACTATTCCGGTAACAGCGTTAACACCAAAATTAGAAGAGGCTAATACTAATCCTCCAGCCTGACCAGCACTTTCTGTACCAGTTAATATTCCAGAATTTACTAAACTTGTAGCAGAATTATTGATACTACCAGCAATAATTTGAGTTTGAACTTTAACATTAGTTAATAATTTATAAGCGTCAGTGGCACCAAGATTACCAGTTACTAAACCTTGTATTGCTTTATCCATTGGCATACCTTGAGCAAGTCTAGTTTGAAGTAATTCTTGCGAACCAGGTTTTATTGCCATACCAGGACCACATGCTTGTTCTAACGTTAAACCCCCTGGTCCATCAAGAACTCCATTTGCTCGTTTAGAATTTGATGAAGGTTCAAAAGGAGAAACTGACTGGCCATTTTCAGTTATTGTTTCATTTAATACAAACATTAATGGCATTAATGTAACTGGAGAGACAACTGCTGATGTTCCGGTTCCTTTAATTGCTTTTGCCGGAGGTGCACCACTAGGTAATGTACTGTTAGAGGCAGCATTTTGTCCAGTAAGAGCAGTAACTGCCGATCCATTAAGATCAGGTATGATGCTTCCCTTTTGTGGTGGTACCGTACTAGTAATAGCAGCATTTGTAGGACTTTTTGGCACACTAGGAGTGTTATTATTTACTTGAGCAACCGCTGGAGTGGTTGTCGAAGTACTACTATTAGTACTGCTAGAAACACTAACATCAACACCTTTTCCACTTGCAATCCAAGGCATATGAGTTGGTGCTCTACTGGTAACCGATAGTAAAGCATTTGGACTTGGATACATCCATCCTTTTTCTGTACTATACGTTGTATCTGGGTGATTAACTTTTGGTATTACTGGAACTTCAGCTGGTGTTGTACCACCATTTCCGCTGTTTAAATATATCTTTTTTCCATTTACATACGTAGATCCACTACCAGCTAAACTAGTAGAACCGCCACCAAACAATGCCAGATCACTACCACTTTTAACTGTATAATTTGAACTAGCATATTGACTAAAATTGGCACCGCTTCTGATATTCATATCATTATCAGATTCCATGTTTAGATTTTTACCATATAATGTAAAGTTTCTATTGGCATGTAAATTCAAATCACGATCTGCATGTAAGTTAAGATCACCTTGAGTTCTAATGTTAACTGAGTTAGAGGCATACATATCAACCGTACCTTCTTTACCCAATTCTACCCAACTTTGACCATTAGCGTGAATGATAAACAATGATTGAGAACTATCATTCATCATTATCATATGACCACTGGCGGTTCTAATTCTTGTTAATTGATCTTGTCCCTGTAAATCACCATCGTCCATAACAAAACTATGACCGCCGGTTCTACCAATCACATCTAATTTTGTTGGATTAGATGACTCGGTGGCTGCAGTTTTGATAGTACTGTTATTATATCCACCTTCATATATTGGCCCGCCGGGAGTACTGATGCCAAATACTTTACTAGGTGTTTCTCGTTGAGCACTACTACTGATAACTCCACGCGCATTGTCTCTAATTAGACCCTGTTGAAATAATATTGCTGCTTGATAACTATGCACTGGTTTTGGATCAGTTACTATAGTACCACTATTCTTAATATTAGGATTAGTTGTGTTTACTTCTCCGGCCGGTAATCTATCCGCCCCACCATATGTTTTAGCTTCTCCGTCATTAGGGACAATTACTTTACTACTACCAAGTGCTGGTGTCATACTAAGTAAACCGGCCTGAGGAACACAACCCAAATAAAATCCGTTTTGAGTATCACCATCAACAAATATACAAAGAACTTGAGTGCCAATTTCTGGTGCACCTGACCAAAATCCAAAACTTTGAGGATTACCAACAAACTTTCCGTAACCTTCTGCTGACCCGCCTTCTGCTGGATTATTTCCTGGTCCCGATACTCCATAAAATGGACTCAAATAACTAACTGTAATCCAACTTTTATTGTCATTAGGATCACTACCACCAAATTTTGCAATATATACTTGAACTCTTCCGCTATGTGATGGGTCAACGTTATTTTTAACTATTCCAATAACTGCCTCGGAAATAAGTGTGGCGCCGCCACGATCACTTTGATAATTATTAGGGGACCCTGTTCGTTGTTGGGTATCTTGTGCCATGTTATTCCTCTGCCTGTTGTCCAGGTGCCAATGTTTGTCTATTTCTTACTACTTTTCTACTAAAAGAAAATGCTGCTCCTCCCGCATTTGTACCAAACGCGTTTACTGATTCGTTACCAAAAACTTCTCTAGCAGTATCTTCAACTATTCCTCCAGTTTGTATTTGTTTATTTGCCACTGTTATCTTATCATCATCCGCGCCTGGTAATTCTTTTTCAAAATTTTGTACTTGAGAAATGGTTTCTTGATTTGTTATGGCGGCGCCTAAGTCTGCATCTTCTTGATCCGCGGCTGTTAAATTACCTTCTCTAGCAGTTCCACTGCCGGCGCCCGTAGTATCAGTAGTTCTTTCTACTGTTTTTTTATCTTCATCTTGTAATAATTGACTGGCTTCTACGATTGACAAATCAAGAACTTGAGTAAAAGACCCTTTACTAAAATTACTCTCAACTCTATTTACTTTGTACACTATACCTTTAATTCCAGAATCTGCAACTGCAGAGGTATCATAAAATTGAATTTTATCGCTAATATCCATGACGCCATTATTCTGATAATCAGTAGTAAGATTAAACATAATTTGTATAAACACTTGACCAGTAAAAGGATTAATACTATTATCTGCTCCATAATGCATTAATTTAATTGCTGATTCGGCAGATGTTTTTCCTATTGCTTGAGCAGTTTGATTACAACCAATGATACTCATTATATAATCAGGATCGCCTAATATTTTAATTTTTGCCTGTGCTCTGTCTCCAGGACTAAACAATGACGCACGAACACTTTCATTTATTTCACTACCTTGAAATAATTTACCACCAACAGGACTACTGGTAGATGGCTGAGATAGTAAAGGTACATTTGTGTTTTTAACATTAGTAGGAGATATTTCCGCATCATTTGTAGTTTTACCAGCAGTTATGGCATACAAATTATTATATGTCTGTTCATATTCTAATATTTCTGTATTTTCTCCAGTAAGATAATATCCATAATATTTAAATGGCCCTGGATATTTGACTCTTGACCCAACATAAGGACTTCTTGCATATGGTACATCATACGTACCAATTTGATATGTAATTTTATATGCCCATTTATTCGTTTTTGAATCCATTCCTTTGACAGTAACAACTGGATTAATACTATACCATTGTAGTGGTCTAGTAGGTGGTGAAGTGACTGTTTTTGATTCGGGTGCACTAGTGTTTACTTTAGTAAGAGCTCCAGTTATAAAATCACTTTTAATAATAATATTATCGATTGCTTGTACAATTGGAGTTCCAGCCGCAATACTTAAACTTCTGGCCGTTGTATTTACGGTAACTGCTTTGAAACTAGCACTAATGTTTGATGCATCTGTTCTTGATACAGAACTCATCTTAGATGTTCTTGAATCAAAACTTTTATCATCAAGTAAATTTGATTTGGCAATTGGATTGTTTTTTCCAATAAATTCTATTGTATATTCATTAGGTATTTCAACTATTTTATTTTTATCTTTTTTATCTTTATTTACATTGTTGATAACTTGAAGTAATCCAACAGCCCCACCAGTACCACCTAATAAAACATCTTGTACTGTACTACCAGAAACGCTGGTTTGTTGTTCTACAATACCAGTAGATTTTGCAAAACCCGCCTGTTCTCCGGAGTTCAATGCTTCACATGAATATGTAGTTGCCTTATCGTCAAGTTTAAACTTAATATTACGAATGGTAATGGGAATATGTCTTTCTGCTGCAGCCGATGAATCAGAAAAATTAGTTTTATCGGTGGTTGATTGCATTAAACTGCCGGAAGAATCATATCCATAATATCTTATTGATATAATATAATGTTGTGCTGCAGCTGTTGGTTTAGTGGTTGAAGATTTTGATATTTGACTTATTTTATTTAAATTATTTGACGCAATAGTTAAATCTTGTAAAAAAGTAAATCCATTTGGTTCAACAATTTTAAAGTATATTTCACTAGCAGTAGTTTGTCCTTGAGGGCCTCCTGGCATCGCGGCTGTAAATGTAAGATCATCAATAAAATAATCAAGTCCTTGTTGGTTTTTACCCAACGTTTTACTTAAAGTTATTGCTCTATCATCTACATTAGTATTTACACCCCCACTTTGAGCCACTACAAATACTTGATTAGTGCCTCCACGTTTTGCCAACAATGCACCAGATGCAGGTCCATTGGTGAACTCATTAGCAAATTCAGGTGTAACCATATACAATGTTAATGAATATGTATAACTACTATAATAACTTAATGGATTATCTTTTCTTTTGCCGGGAAAATTTTGATCAACTAAACTTTTTCCTGTTTTTTGTCCAGAATTAATAGGTGTAGAAATGTTTACTGTTGATGGACTTTTAGCACTAGCATTAGGAGTACCAGAATTTACATTATCATCCAAGTTAAGATTCTTTAATCTTTCAGCTTCAGCCAAATTGGCCGCGGCCGCAGACTTTCTAGCCCATTCTGCTTCACCCGGCAAATAAGCGTTAGACGTTTGATTTGGATCAAATGCCATATTATATTCCCAATGATGCTTTCAAAGCATCTAATGTTGGTATATAAATATTAACACCATTTACAAAATCAAACAATGGATCTTTTAATTTGTTTGGATTTCGTTGAGCAAATACCCACCATAATCTACTGTCATTATATAAGTCACTAGCTAACAAATCTGGTCTAAGATTATATGTTGCCGTTATTTCCCAATACACATCAGTTGGATCACTAAAAATTGGTCTATTTGTCATAATATCTAAATAAACGTTATTGACAACGGGTGTCAAATAATAAGGACTGCTTGTTGGGTAACTCATTACCAAATACCTCCGCCTGTTTTTCCGAAATTTACACTTCCTCTCATCAATTCCCCACTAGCATATTTTTGCAAACTAAATGCATTGGACATGGCTTGTCTTGTTATTATTGGCAAACATGTCAACTGAATGGTAATTTTTGCAGGCACCCTAGTTACTTCATTAATATTCTTACTATTAATAAATGTTGGTGGTGGTGCTCTACCTCCAGGTACAATGTTGCTAGCCAATGTTCTTAGTCTATCCAATGGACTAAAGAAGGTTGCAATTTGAGGCATATATGGAGCCATGTTTTGTCCACCTATTGAGACACTATTATTAGTAGGATAAGCATTGACATAATCCACATCAGCCGGAAATGTATGTGTAAAACTTGTAACAACAACTGGATGCATATCAAATTGATATTGCCCAAACCCACTTAAATACACTAATGGAGGAGGAGTACCTCTTGGAGGATTTTGATCTTGTCCATAAAACATTTTAGTTACACTTTTAAAGAAATGTATAACCGCCAATACATAATTGGCTTCAGCACTATCTTGACATGTAAACTCTCCAGTAATACCGATAGACTCAATACTACTGTTTTTATAGTTATATATTTTGTAATTAGTATGTACTAGATCAGAAGAACTATAACTTGCATTATAAGATACATTTATTTGTGGACTATACGGGAAAATAACTCCATTAGTTGCCAGTAATGGTTTTAAAATTCCAGGAGTTGCGGCTTTGTATAGATAATTTGCACTAGGTGCCAAACTCATTCTAAAACGCCAATCTTTAGGTGATCCTATACCAGATTGTTGATTTCTATTAGGTAATGTAGATGTTGCAGAGAGAAGACTATTATTTTCTGTACTATCAGTTGTTGGTATTAAAATTGAACTAGATGTATTACCATCAGTATCAGTAGTAATTGTTTCACCTGTATTGGGATCATAATACAAACTACTACCATCATCATATATGATAGTACCAGGACGAATGTTTGGGTCAGATCCAGGATTAATTGTTTCTGCATCATATGTTGTTCCAGATATCAGATCAACAGTCTTAATACCTTCTGTAGTAACATTAACTACTAGTTGATCTTGTGATGCTTGAGCATCAGCCGCTTGAAAATTGCCAATTTCTCCATCTGTCGTGACATCACGTTGATTTTCTTGTATTATATTTTCAGCATCTTTACGTAATAAATTACGTACTTCGTCATTTGATACGGTCTTGATATCCTCTCGTGATGTAGTTACATTTGGATCAAACGCCCCTATATCAACTATTCCGGTAACTTGGTTAGATGGAGAAGAGTTATTAGTTGTTGATTCTGAACGAATTTCTTGAGTTATAGGAGTAGGAATATTAGGGTCAAAATCCGCTAAATTCTGAACAGGTTCAAGAACAGGCGGAGGATTTGGGGACGCCTGAGAGGCCGCAATCTTACCTGCCTCAGTGGCAGCTGCCTGATCTTGAGCAAGTGTTGGCGCTGGAGAAGTAGTTTGAGTTGCCGCGGTTCTATCAACAGAAGATTGATATGATGCGGCGTCCGCCAATAAATTATTGGCCTGAGCAGTCATTTCTGTAAGTGATTGAGTTAGAGATGTTCGAACATCACTAGCAGCATTATATGCCGCTTTAGCAGACGCTATTTGTTCAGGAGTAGTACTTCTATTAGCTAATGTTTCTGCATACACTGCTGCTGCAGTTTCTGCCGTTTTATTTGCACGATCAAGTAATTCTGCGGTCTGAGTATACTTGGGACTGTTTATAATGGTATTTGCCGCATTAATAGCCTCACCTTGATTGGTTTTTAAAGCAGCTATTTCGCTCGCAGTTTTTTGTGTAAGATTGCCCATATAGTTGTCTCCGGTATTACCCTAAATAGAATACCTCTACTACTATTTAGCGCAAAATAATAGTCGTATTTTTTCACCAATCTTCCAATTCACTTGACTTACACAACCTTGTGTTGTATAATTGCAACATATTAACCTAAAGAGCATATGATCACAACAAAAATTCCAGCAAAAAAGAACTATCTAAACAATAAAGATATTTTAAAAGAAATACATGCAAGTAAAAATTCATATTGTAAATTTGAAACTCTAGATGATCATCAATATGACTTTATTGTAGATTATGAAGATAATAATAATCTAGAACGTAGTTTGGAATATACCAGTAAACCAGAAACTATTCAAAAAGCTAAAGAAAATCGAGCGGCTAGATTGAGTCAAGTAGTTGGTCCAGATGGTGTAAAAATCAAAACAGAAAAAATTGACCCAGAAACCATTAAAAATACAGATTTGGTTTTTAGAGTCATGACTTGGGATCATATACCAGTTGCTCCAAAACAACCAAGAAAGAATTCCAAACCAAAATCAGCAAAAGAAATCTTTGACTTTGAACCAACAGAAGATATTCTATTTGAAGATTTGGAAGACAAAGGATTAGCAAAAGAAATGGGTCTAGATAATATGGTTCACGTTCGTTTAAACTTCCCTCCATTTCAACATTTCAAAATTAATGATAAAAATTCACTAGTTTGTGTTGGTAAAAGTCATTGGGTTGGTGATTTGAAAACTGGAGATTTTTCAAAAGATCATGGTCAAATTACAAATAAGTTGGCTAACATGTACTTGAAACTATGTGAAAAGTATTCATTAAGATTCAATTGGCGTGGTTATACTTACGTGGATGAGATGAGAGGTGCAGCCATTTTACAATTGACATACGTTGGTTTACGTTTCAATGAAGCTAAATCACAAAATCCATTTGCCTACTATACAGCCGCTATTACCAATAGTTTCTGTCGTGTTCTTAATACAGAAAAACGTGTTCAAAACATTAGAGATGATATTTTGGAATCTAATGGGTTAAATCCCAGTTTCACTCGTCAACATAGTTTAGATAGCGAAAGAGAAAAAAGACGTAATATTGGTTAATCACTCCGAAAATATTGATTAATCAATTTTCATACTGTATAATCACTAGATGACAAATTTATTCAAAAAAGCAGCAACATTCACTGATATTCATTGGGGTTTGAAAAACAATTCAATACAACATAATACGGATTGTACAAATTTCGTTGATTGGTTTATTGAAACTGCTAAAAAACAAAACTGTGAAACTTGTTTCTTTCTAGGAGATTGGCATCATAATCGTGCCGCTATTAATATTCAAACTCTACAGTTTAGTCTTAGAGGTCTTGAAAAGTTAAGTGCGGCATTTGATAAAATATACTTTATCGTGGGTAATCACGATATGTTTTATAGAGATAAAAGAGATACTCATTCAGTAGAATGGGCAAAACATCTTCCAAATGTCATTATAATAGATGAATGGTTCACACAGGGAGATGTAACTATCATTCCGTGGATCGTTGGAGATGAATGGAAACGTCTTAAAAAGATGAAAGGGAAATATGTATTCTCTCATCTAGAACTTCCAAATTTCTTTATGAATGCCATGATTCAAATGCCAGATTATAAAGAAATTCAAAGTGAACATTTAAATGGATATGAAGCCGTATTTAGTGGTCATTTTCACAAACGTCAAAAGAAAAATAACATTACCTATATTGGAAATGCCTTCCCTCATAACTATGCCGATGCTGGTGATGATAAACGTGGCATGATGGTATTAGAATGGGACAAAGAACCCATGTATTTTGGTTGGCCTAATGCCCCTAAGTATCGTGTATATAATTTAAGTGATGTATTGGATGATCCAAGTGGCTTGTTATTGTCTGATAGTTATGTTAGAATCAATCTAGATATTGATATCTCGTTTGAAGAGGCAAGTTTCATTCGTGAAAAACTCATGCCAGAACATCATCTTAGAGAACTTACATTGATTCCTATCAAACGAGATTTCACAGACAATAATCCAGATAATTCAGATACTCAATTTGAAAGCGTGGATACAATTATTCAAACACAAATTGAAAGTTTGGAACAAGGAACATTTGACAAGAAGTTATTGTTGGATATTTATAGGAACATATGATTACACTTGGTATTTTAACTCTTAAGAACTTTCTATCTATTGGCGCTGTTAGTCAAACAGTCGATTTCAACAATCAAGACCTAACGTTAATTCTAGGTGAAAATCTAGATTTAGGTGGTGATGGGGCTAAAAATGGTACCGGTAAAACTAGTATTTTGCAAGGATTATCTTATGCTCTTTTTGGTGGTGGTATCAACAACATCAAAAAAGACAATCTTATAAATAGAACCAATGGTAAAGCCATGGTTGTAACACTATCATTCTCAGTAGATGATATTGAATACCGAATTGAACGTGGACGTAAACCTACATTTTTGAAATTTTATGTAAATGATCAAGAAATGGCTAGTGAAGAGACCAATGACAGTCAAGGTGACAGTCGTGAAACTCAGGACGCTATTGAAAAGGTCTTACACATGAGTAGTGATATGTTCAGACACATTGTTGGTCTGAATACTTACAACGAACCATTTCTATCACTTAAAGCCAATGATCAACGTGTTATCATTGAACAGTTATTGGGTGTTACTATCTTATCTGAAAAAGCTGATGCCATTAAGATACTGAACAAACAGACCAAAGATGATATTCAACAGGAAGAGTATCGTATACGTGCGCTTGAAGAAGCCAATAAACGTATTGGTGAACAGATTGAGAATCTCAAACGTCGTCAACGTTTATGGAAAACAAAACATGATGAAGATTTAACTAAACTAGTTAACGAATATGATGAGTTGAGTAAGATTGACATTAATCTAGAACTCAAGTCACACAAAGACCTATCCATTTATAATGATTGTCTAGAAAAGAAAAATCGTTATGATAGTTTAGTCGCTAGACAAACAAGTTGGAAACAATCACGATCCAATGATATCAAATCATTGAGTGAAAAACTTGAGAAACTCAATTCAATTAATATTGATGCTGAATTGCAGGCTCATAAAGACTTAGCCGTATACAATCAACAAGTTGTTGATCAGAATACTATAAAAAAAGATATTGTTAGAGTTAAACTTGAACTAGATAAAGAAACCAAAAACTCTGAGAAGATAGAAAATGAAATAAAAACTCTAAAAGAAAACAAATGTTATGCATGTGGACAAGATTTTCATGATCATAATCATGAATCAGTCTTAAAATTAAAGAATGAATCATTGGATTTATCGTTAGTCAGAATATTTGATCTTAACAGTCAACTTGAATTACTTAATGATTCGGTGATTGTTATAAATATTACGCCAGTAACACATTATAAGAATGAAAGTGATGCCATTAAACATGGTTATACTGTATTGAATTTACAAATAGAAATTGAGAACAAACGTCAGGAACAAGACCCATACGATCTACAGATAATTGATATTAGTGCTGACGAGATTGTATGTGGTGAGTTACCTGTAACTCATTATGATACAGAAGATCAGGCAATTAAACATTCATCTAGAGTTAGTTCATTATTGGATCAAATTGCCAATAAACATGATGAAACTGATCCATATATAGATCAAATCGCCGAAATGGAACGTGAAGCCATTCAAACTGTATCATTTGATCATATCAATCAACTAACAAGAGTCATGCAACATCAAGAATACTTGTTAGATTTGTTGACAAACAAAAAATCTTTCGTTCGTAAAAAGATTATTGAACAAAATTTAACTTATTTGAACAGTCGTCTGTCTTTCTATTTGGATGCCATGGGGTTACCACACACAGTTGTATTTCAGAATGATTTAACAGTTGAAATCACTGAGCTAGGTCGTGAGCTAGACTTTGATAATCTAAGTCGTGGTGAGCGTAATAGACTGATCCTTGGGCTATCTTTTTCATTTAGAGATGTATATGAATCACTATATAGTCCTATCAATGTATTATTTGTTGATGAGTTGATTGATAATGGTTTAGATACTATTGGAGTTGAAAATAGTATTGCTCTACTAAAAGATATGTCACGTAGACGTAACAAATCAGTATGGCTTGTCTCACACAGAGATGAACTAACAAATCGTGTATCCAGTGTTCTAAAAGTTATTAAAGAGGGCGGATTCACATCATATGAAACTACCATGGAGACTCAGGTATGAAAATAAATTATGAAAAAATTAAAATAAGTAAGTTATCACGAAATTTATATGTTATAAATTTTAATACTGATAATGAATTAATCGTCAACATTGTTCATGTTGGACCAAATTGGAAAGATATTGAATCATGGTTGACTGATCATAATTGTACGGCAGAACACCAAACTGATTTTGTATCACGTTGGTTATTTCCCAATGTAGAAGTCAAAGATCAGTTTATAACTGACTGGACATAAAATTTTTAAATTTAACAATCAAGAGATAAGTATTACCATGCCAAGTAAAAGTAAAAACAAAGGAAGTGGGTTTGAACGTGAAGTTTCCAAATTTCTATCAGAGTTATATGGAGAAAATTTCATGAGAGCACCTGGTTCTGGTGCTTATACTGGTGGTACTAATAGTCATCGTAAACAAATATTACATGAGGGACAAATTAGAAACTTTAAAGGGGATATTATTCCTGGTCAAAGTTTTCCATTGTTTAATTGTGAATGTAAGTTTTATGCTGATTTTCAATTTCATCAACTATTTGACGAATCTAAGCAATTGGAAACGTGGATAGATCAATTGATGACCGCTAGTGATCCTGGTGACTTCAATATCTTATTAATGAAGTTTAATCGTAAAGGTCGCTATGTAGCAGTACAAGTCAAGACATCTATTCTACATCATCAGCAACAACAAACTGGTTTGTGGATGGATCTCAATCATGTAACTTATTCAACTAGAGTACATGGTGCTTGGAATATATACTCGTTTGAACCATTTTTTCAGAGATATGGATCATTGGTCAAACTACTCTCATCTAATCAACAATCTACAAAATACTCAACTGACACCAAGTCTAACAACACTTTAAACACAATCTAAACTACACTAAACAGAGCAAGGCACATGAAACATCATGTAGCCCACAGGTCAAACAATTACCTGTCTAATCTAACTAGAAACGTTACAGACAATCCGACCACTGTCTGTGGAGTAAGACCAAAGCGCGGACAATACTAAGCGCAACTAGTCTCTAAACGTAACCATCCTCTCGGAAGGAATTTTACTGCGTCAACAGATCAATGACAAATAGTTATGGGTTTTATCGGTGCTTCGGCGAACGTTCTTCCCCCAGAGAAAATATCTGGTTTAATAGAAGAAAAAGAGGGGGGTGATTGTACTTTATTCAGTGAGTTTAAACGTTTTTACTTATATGCATATCTAAGTAATGGGTTGTATCGCTACGCTCAACAACCCGTATTGTGTCACATCGCTCGTTATCACTCGCTTTTAGTGACACAAAACATCTTTTCACATATATAATCTCAAGATATAAAAATGCCAGTGTACCGATAGGTCACTGGCAGATGAACGTAGTTCATCTATTAATATTAGAAGAAAGGTAATTTGGTTTTCTTAGTAGTCTCCATATGTTCATCAATGATTTTATTAATATTGTCAATTTCTGCATGACTCATGTTCATTATGTCATTGAAATCAATTCCTCCTCTCATAAACCAAGCTAGTTTTTGAGCATTAAACGGAATATTCATTCTTTCTTTTTCCATGTCATCTGTCAGCTTCTTGATCTCATCCGGATTGAGATGAAGAAGCCTTATTCGAAAAAATCAGTGACGTTCAATACAATTTTTTGTTTGTATTCATGTGCACAGCTAGGACATTTAATATCAATAGGATCCAATTCATTTTGTTCACGTAATTGTATACTACGATCTTTAATGGCATTATTTGTATTTTTATCACAATTATTTAAAAACTCAATAATGTAATTTTTATCTGTTACTACTGATTCTGGTGTAGATATTGATTCAATAGTTGATGCAATAATACTAACAACTAAATCACCTAATCGTTTTAAAGTATTAGTCATAACTTGACTTTTTTGTTCATCATCTTGATAATCTTCAAGAGTGGCCAATGTTTTTTGAATATTAAACTGATCTAATCCATTTTGATTTGTTTCTATATATGTTAGTGGTCTGAATTTTATTACTAAATCTCTAACTTTCATAACAGAATCATAATCAACATTTTTCATATTAGCTAATATTGGCATTAAGTTAATATTGTATTCTGTTTCTTCACTACATGACGGACATTGTGATGAAATTGCCAGTGTTCCATCTCCGGCCGCGGCTTTAATAGCAATAATAGTAGCATCCAAATCAATATTATTTAATTTCCATGGATCAATAATATTTGGTACGCAACTTTTGATCAAATCAACAACTGCTGCACCGTTGAATAATCCGTCTGGAGTTCTAACGGTCATTTCATCTACGGCAGTCATTGGATAAACTGGCAATTCACCGTTTTCTGGAATATTGACAATTCCAGATGAATAAAATTTTCCCATACTAGGAAGTTTGAAATAGATACTTGGTCTACGAAAATACTGTTTTAATGGGTTTTGATCTGACATAATTGATTTCCTTGTAAGTGCTAAAAATAATAGGCTAAATAATAGTAAGTGGACTGTCTTCACTATTTAGTGAGAAAAAATGGCTGATAATAATTTAGGAACTTCGGATGAAATTAATGACCTTAATACAGGTTTCGGAAGTTTTGCGTCTCAATTATCTTTAGATGAAAAAAATCTGACTATTGCCGATTTGGCCAACAAAAAGTCAATCGAGTCATTAAAAAAACAACAGGCGATAAAAAAAGAAGCAATTGAATTGGCCGAATCGACGATTAAGGATATGTATCGTTTAACAGTCGGTCTAACATCTGCTAGTGGTAGTAAAGAGGGTTTTGATAGTATCAATCAAGCCATCATGCTTTCGGCAAAACTAATTAGTAGTGCAGCTCAACTAATTCCAATACCTTATGTAGGTGATATTATTGGAGGCGTAGTTGAGGGTGCATCCGAAATAACTAAGTTTATGATTGGTCAATTTTCAAAAGCGTATGGTAATTTTGAAAAGTTGGCTGATACTGGTGTAATATCAACGTTTGAAGATTTAAAAGTATCAGCTAACACTTTAGGCTTAACATTTTCTGATACTGATAAAGTATTATCAAAATATAGTAAAGAATTGGCAGTTTTTGGAGGTTCGGCAGGTGAGGGAAGAAAGCGTCTTCAGGATATAGCATTTGAAACTAAAACGGTAGCAGAATCATTTCAACAAATAGGAATTAGTGCTGCAGATTTTGCTGAAATGCAAATAAATTATATCACCAGACAGGAAAAATTATCATTAGGAACAAGAATAACAGATAAAGAACTTACTACTGGGTCTTTACAATATATAGAAAAACTTGATACCTTAAGTAAGATAACAGGTGTTACTAGAAAAGAACTTCAAGAACAAATGATGGATCAAACCAGAGATGCCAGATACATGGCTGGTATTGCTCCATTGGATGTAAAAATAAGAGGCAACATAGATATGTTGTTGCCTAGACTTAAAGCTCTTTCTCCGGCTTTTGGAGAAGGTATTCAAGATGCCATTGCCAGTGAAGCAACAGGAGTTAGTGAAAAAGAACAGGCTTCATTATATGCTCTTAGAGCTGGCGGAATGGATGTAGAGACCGAAATATCAAAATTAAGAGCTGGAGGAGACATAAATGCGTTTTATGCAAAAGTTACAGAATCACTTAAGCGTTATGAATCATCTACGAGAGATACAGTTAAATATATAGGCGATGGTAATATTGTTGGGGCATCATATATTGCGGCACAAAATTCTGTGTTTAAATCAGAGGCTGAACTTTTAAAAGATCAAGAAGAACTAAATGAAAAAAGAAAAAAAGATTTAGCAGAAACTGGTACCACTGATGCAAATTTAGCACGAACTAGAAGATCACTGTACGCAACATCTAGAAATATTGATCAATTATCTACTGGTAGTAAAACGATGACAACAGTAATGAATAAAGTTGCTGGTGGAATAGAATATTTAGTTGAGAAATTATATGGTTTAGTTGGTGATAAAGGAATTCCAGCTTTTTTGACAGCAAGAAAAGAAGAACGTATTGCAATTAATAAAAACTTAAAGTTTCAAGCAGACCTTACTAATGATTTAACAAAACAGGCCAAGTTTGAAAAAGAACTAGAAGAACTTAAGAAAAACCCTAATTCACCACAAAATAGAAAATTAATTTCTGATAAAGAAAGGGCCTTAAAAAATATTAAAGAACAGATACAGATTGATAGAGAAAACATAAAGATACAAGAAGAACTAATAAAAAATGCATCAAAAATAAGAGAGGAAGAAGATCAAAAAGCAGGATTTGGAAAAACAGTTGGTGCACCCCCATCATCTGGATCTGCTAATACTGCTGGAACATCATCTGGAACACCTAATGCTGCAGGAACATCAAGCACTCCGACCAGCGGAATGCCGTCTGGATCTCAATCAACTAGTGTAAGTCAAAATCAACAATTACTATTACAGGCAATGAATGATTTAGGAGTAACTGACACAAATACTCGCGCCGCTATGGCCGCAACCGCTGAAGGAGAATCTGGATTTAGATTACAATCTGAAATTTCCTATGAAAATACATCAAATGAAAATATTATAAAATCATTTGGTCAAGGATCAGCGTTTGCTAAAATGTCTTATGATCAACTTACTAAATTAAAAAAAGATCCAGCGCAATTCTTTGATTTTATATACGGCGGTAGATATGGAAATACTAGTCCAGGAGATGGATATAAATATCGTGGTCGTGGATTCATAGGAATAACTTTTAAAGATAATTATGCAAAATATGGAAAACTATTAGGAATTGATCTTGTCGGTAATCCTGATCTGGCTAATGATCCAAAAATTGCAGCTAAAATTGCCGTTATGATGATGAAAGATGGAATGGCAGCCAATAAAAGAGTATATGGAAACGCTGACACATATACTCAGGTTGCTCGTAGTATTGGAAATCCAAATAGTATTACTGAAGACAGAAAAAAAGACGCTTACATGAGAAATTTGCAAAGTGGACAATGGGGATCTGATAAAACTGCCGATTTATCTTTTATAAAAAATCAACCAGTACAAGAGTCTGTTTCTGCAGGTAACACATTTCCAAAAACAAGAACTGGAGGTATTCTCAGTGGACCAAGTACAGGATACATGGCTATATTACATGGTGATGAAATAGTCACTCCAGTAAATTCTGGATCGGCCGAGTTACAATTTAACGGTACTAATAATCAATCGTTCTCTAATGAAATAATTAATCAATTTTTAATTATGATGACTAAAAAAGTGGATAAAATGATTAGTGTGACTAGAAGTGAAATTTCCGATCAACGTACAATTGCAATGATTGGAATAACATAAAAGTGAATAATTAACATGTCAAATGAAATAGATGAATTACGAAATCAATTGGAACAAACCACAAAACAACTAAAAAGTTTTGAATCTAGTATTGCAAGAACTACTAGAAGTAATAACATATTTGATAATTCGTTAAAAACCAGTGCTGATATTGAAAAAGAACTTAATGAATCTGAGAAGCAATTATCCAAGGCTATTTCTGGATCTATTTCTGGTCTAACAGGATTTGCTAAAAGTTTATCTAATAGCTCAGGAAGTTTTGCACCATTGACAAATGCCATGAAATTGGGTTTCAAAGTCATAGGCAAAGTTATGGGTGGATTACCTTTTGTTGGTAAAGCACTCAAAGGATTTTCGGAAGGAGTTGGTGAAGTTGCTTCTTTCATGGTTGAGAGTTTTGACAAATCATATCAAACTTTCGAAAAATTAAGTGATAGTGGAGTTGTAACTTCTTTTACTGATATGAAACATGCTGCACGTGCCATGCAACTTAATTATTCTCAGTCCGAAAATATTTTAACAAAACACAGTAAAAATTTAGCATTATTTGCAGGATCAGCAACAAAAGGTAGAAAAGAATTTGAAAGAATATCAGTTAGTAGTTATGATGTAAGACGAGATTTTCAAAAACTTGGTATTAGTAGTGAAGAATTTTCTGAGATGCAACTGAGTTATCTTAATCAACAGATGCGTACTGGTCGTGGACAAAAGAAAACCATAGATGAAATGATTCAAGGTTCAGTTAACTATATAAAAGAACTGGATACTATTAGTAAGATTACTGGCGCAAGTAAGAAAGATATACAAACCGCAAGAGAAGCCAGAATGAATGATGCGGCTTGGCGAGCAGGTATGGTTGATGTTCCTGGTAAACTTAAAGACACTTATGAAACTTTTCTTGATTTAACAGCCGCTCAATCTGGAAAATTAACAGAAGAAGGAATGAGAGAATATCTGACTACTGGTGATGCAGGCAGAGCAAAAGCAGCCGAGATGTTGGCTAGTTTTGGAGATCAAGCATCTGCGGTAACGTCAATATTAACAAAATTTAGAAATGGAGAAATGAAAGCTGGTGTCGCTCGTAATGAAATTAATAGATTGAGTGGAATTGCTAGAAAAGCGGCGCTTGAAGAAACTAGACGATATGGTGATGCAACTGTTCGTGGAAAGTATTCTATTGAACAAGCAAATGCTGAAATGCATGCAAATAAAGATACTCAAAAATTGTTGGAGGAACAAAATGCAAAACAAGCTCAGATAATAACAGATAAAGATAGTGAAAATGCAAAATTAGCTGATACCAAACAGGCTTTAGAACAGGCAGGAAGAGACATAGAACAAATGTCGACCAGTAGTGAACTTGTAACTGGAATAATGAAACACATGGCAACCGGTTTGGAGGTTGTAACTGAAAAATTATATGAAATGGCCGGCGAAGATTTACCTGCTCATTTGGCGGCAAAAAAGACTGAAAGACAGGCAATAGAAAAAGAATCTGAGGCAAGAAAAAAATTAAAAGATGCTGAATCTGGTGAAACTGGAAAAAATCGAGGTATAAGAGGATCATTAGTAGATTCTATCACAACTAAGCTCGGTGTTATGTCTGGTGATGTGTATCTAGCAAAAAAGAATCTAGAAGAGGCTCAAAAACAATTAGCAATCGCAACTGCTAAAAGAATACAGGCGGAAAAAGATGCTGGAGTTGGTGTATTTGCACCTTCATCAGTGTCCGGTGGTGAAAATGCCACTCGTGCAAGATTACCTGGAGCTGGCGAAGAACCAAAATCAGCAGGTGAAGCGGGAGGAGTAAAATTATCGACTATTAGAAGTAAATCCGGACAAAGTACATCAGTTGCAACTGAATTTGCTAAAAACTTTCAAGGATTAATTGATTGGTTTGATGCTTCGGGATATAAGATAAAAAGTTTAGGTGGGTATGCTGATAGAAATATAGCAGGAACTAACACACCCAGTTATCACTCTAGAGGCGCTGCAATCGATATAAATCCTGCTGAAAATCCAATGGGATCTCAAAGAATAACTGACATGCCAGAGGGAACAAGACAAGCAGCTAAATCAATGGGATTAGGATGGGGTCTTGATTGGCCAAATAAATCTGATGCAATGCATTTTAGTGCTGGAAGATATGAACTTGGATCTTTAACTGCAAGAACAGGTGGTATTTTCAGTGGACCTGAAAGTGGTTATTTGGCAGAATTACACGGAGATGAATCTGTATCAAAGATTGGTGATGGGTCAAGTGTAAGCAAAACATCATTGGGTAGTGGATCAATGATGACTAATTCATCTAATAAAATTACTGAAATGTTTAATAATTTATTTGAAAAAATGGATACGTTGATAGATTTATCTGATACTAGTATGGAAAATCAAAAGAAGTTTTTAGAAGCAAAGCTAAACTAATAGATAAATACTAGACATTGAAAACGAGATATGTCATACAAGAAAAAATTTACCAATAAACACGGATCACTGAGTCCAATTTCAGGCGCCAACAGTAACGAAGGTTCCTGGAATGGCGGCGCAGGTATGAATCAAAAACCAACAGGTGGTTGGGATAATAATTTTGCCTTTAGAAACTATCAAAGTCGTCTACCAGAAGTATATACCGGACATCCAAACCGTATTGAACGATATAATCAATATGAAATGATGGATTGTGATCCGGAAATCAATGGATGTTTAGATATTCTAAGTGAATTTTCTACACAGTTAAATGAACATAACAAAACTCCATTTGATATTCATTTTAATGGGGAACCAACACAAACTGAAGTAGAGTTGATTGGTAAACAATTACAACAATGGTGTAAATTAAATGAAATGGATGTCAGAGCATTCAAAATATTTAGAAACACTGTAAAATATGGTGATCAAGTATTTCTACGTGATCCAGAAACATTCAAATTGTTTTGGGTTGATCCAACTAAAGTAGTTAAAGTTATCGTAAACGAAAGTGCAGGTAAATTACCAGAACAATATGTAGTTAAAGATATCAATCCAAATTTACAAAATTTAACTGTAGCAGAAAAGACTAGTACAGACTTTCAAGCACAACCACCAACTGCAGGATACAGTGCACCATATTCATATACAGTACCAAATGAACCATACGGAACAACAGGTACACGTTTTAGTTTGGGTGTTAATGAAATGGCAATTGATGCCAAACATGTAGTACATCTATCATTGACAGAAGGTCTTGATCGTTATTGGCCATTTGGTCAAAGTGTACTAGAAAACATTTTTAAAGTTTATAAACAAAAAGAATTGTTAGAAGATGCAGTTCTAATCTATCGTGTTCAACGAGCACCAGAACGTAGAATTTTTAAGATTGACGTTGGTAACATGCCAAGTAATATGGCTATGGCATTTGTTAATCGTATTAAAGATGAAATTCATCAACGTAGAATTCCAAGTATTCAAGGTGGTCAAAGTATTGTTGATGCTACTTACAATCCATTGTCAACAAATGAAGATTATTTCTTTCCAGTAACAGCCGATGGACGTGGATCTAGTGTAGAACTTATGCCTGGTGGACAAAACTTGGGTGAGATTGATGACTTACGTTACTTCAACAACAGATTAGCTCGTGGTTTACGTGTGCCAAGTAGTTACTTGCCAACTGGACCAGAAGATAATCCAACACCATTAAGTGATGGTCGTGTTGGTACCGCTATGATTCAAGAGTTTAGATTCAATAAGTATTGTGAGAGATTACAAGGTTATATGAGCAAAAAACTCAATGAAGAGTTTAAATTGTTTATGCGTTGGAGAGGATTTAATATTGATAGTGGATTGTTTGATATTCACTTTACTCCACCACAAAACTTTGCTAGTTATCGTCAATCAGAATTGGATACATCTAGAGTTCAAACATTTACTACTATGGCAGCGTTACCATATATGAGTATTAGATTTGCCATGGAAAGATTCTTGGGATTAAGTCAAGAAGAAATCAAAGAAAATCAGAAATTATGGAAAGAAGAGAAATCTGAGCCAGAAGATCAAGAAGCCAAAGGTTCTGATTTACGTAGTGTTGGTATTAGTACTGGTGATATTGATAGTGATTTGGAAACTGCCGACAATATTGAAAGTGATGCTGAAGGAGAAGATGCTATGGCTCCAGAAGTTCCTGCACCAGTTGGTGCCAATGATCAAACTGCCAGTCCGGGTGCATTGGCAACTCCCCCACCGGCATAAAAGATAAATAATATTATGTATCTAACAGAATTTTATAACCCCGCGCCTCAAGGTTGGCAAGATGTTGAAGATGATAAATCTCAACCAGAATGGGGCGAGTCACGCAAAACCAAATTAACACTTGGTATGATATCCAAGATTCGTAAAATGAACGAAGTTCAAAGTTATGAACGAGCGATTGATTTAAAAAACATCAGAAAACAATATGGTGCTCCACCAGCCGAAGGTGGCGGTTTGTAAATCTATATTATATATTTAAAAAACACATAAAATGCGTACATATTACGCTATTTTTTTGGCTATTCGCTAAATATTAATACAAAGCCATTTACATAAGGAGATTTTAAATGTCTACAGCAAAATTTGAAAAACTTATTGATCTTATTATCAATGAAGACAATGAGAAAGCGGAACAATTATTTCACGAAATCGTAGTTGAAAAATCACGCGATATTTATGAATCACTGATTAACGAAGACATGACCAGTGGTTTTGTTGACGAAGTTACTTCTGAAGAAGAAGGCATGGATGGAATGATGGAAGATGATGAATTCCTAGATGACGAAGAAATTGAAGGTGACTATGATGTTGATGGTGAAGATGGCGATGTTGAGTTTGACGATGAAGTTGAACTAGACAGTGACGAAGAAGGTGAAGAATACGAAGAAGAAGAACTTGAAGATCGGGTTGTTGATCTTGAAGACAAACTTGATCAATTAATGGCCGAATTTGAACAAGAATTTGGTGGTGATGAAGAAGCTGGCGAAGAAGAATTTGGTAGCGAAGAAGGCGACGAAGAAAGTGACGTTATGGAAGCCGTTGAATTAAAAAAGGTTTCAGTAACACATACTGACGGAGCCGATGGTTCATCAAAGAAAAGCACAGTAGACGCTAACAGTGGTCAAAAAGGAATGGCATCAAAGCCAGTTAACTTTAGTGGTAGTTCAGAATCAGTTCCTACTAGCCCAAAGAAGCCAACAAATTATGGCGCTAAAGGCGAAACAGAAGTTAAAGGTGCTGGATCATTCAAGAACAAAGTTGGTGGCGATGCTAGCAACGGTTCAGGTAAGGGTGAAAGTGCTCCTAAGCCAACTAAAACACAGGCTAGTGGTACAAATGAGCGCAGTGCGGTTCCAGAAAGCCGTCGCACTACCAAGCGTAGAATCTAAAGGATAAGGTATAAATGGCTTTGTATCTTAGAGAGAACTTAACATTCGACAGAGCGAACCTCATAGTCGAATCAGTTAAGGAAGAAGGTGATAAAAAATCTCTTTATATGAGAGGAATTTTTATCCAGGGGGGGGTGAAGAACGCAAATGAGCGTGTTTACCCCGTTCCTGAAATTGAACAAGCCGTTGTAACTTTAAACGAACAAATCCGAAATGGAAACTCAGTATTGGGTGAAATCGATCATCCAGATGATTTGAAAATAAATCTAGATAGAGTTAGTCATATCATCACAGAAATGTGGATGGATGGCGCTAATGGTTTCGGTAAATTAAAAATTATTCCAACTCCAATGGGACAGTTAGCTGCCACCATGTTAGAGAATGGAGTCAAACTCGGCGTTAGTAGCAGAGGCAGCGGTAACGTTGATGAAGCTACAGGCAAAGTCAGTGATTTTGAAATAGTCACTGTGGACATCGTGGCACAACCCAGTGCTCCAAATGCATACCCAAAAGCAATCTATGAAGGACTCATGAACATGAAAAATGGTCATCGTGTACTAGAAAACTTAAAAGGTACAAATTTGGACAAGGATGCTAAAGTCCAAAAATTCTTGAAAGAAGAGGTAACTCGTCTTATCAAGGACTTAAAAATTTAAAGGGGATATCAATGTTTGATGCCATCAAACCATTACTTGAAAGCGGAATCGTTACTGAAGATACAGCCCAAGCCATTAATGAGGCATGGGAAGTAAAATTAAACGAAGCTCGCGAACAAGTTCGTTCAGAACTCCGTGAGGAATTCGCACAGAAATATGAGCATGACAAGAACGTAATGGTAGAAGCCCTTGATAAGATGGTTACTGAAGGTCTAACTGGTGAAATTACAGAATTTCAAACAGAAAGACAAGCAATGAATGAAGACCGTGTCAAAGCACAAGTCAAATTACGTGAAAATGTACAAAAATTCAATGAATTTATGGTTACTAAACTAGCCGAAGAAATCAAAGAATTACGTAATGATCGTAAAGTTCAAATGGAAGCTCGTGGTAAACTAGAACAATTCGTAGTAACAGCTCTAGCCCGCGAAATTGGAGAATTTGAAACTGATAAACGTGCAGTAGTAGAAGCCAAGGTCAAATTAGTTGCAGAAGCTAAACACCAACTTGATTCACTTAAAGCTAAATTTGTAGCTGAAAGTGCCAAAAAAGTTAGTTCAGCAATCAGTACACATTTAACAGGCGAAATCAGTCAATTGAAAGAAGACATTAAGAGTGCAAATGAAAACACTTTCGGTCGTCGTTTGTTCGAAGCCTTTGCCGCTGAATTTAGTTCAACACATTTGAACGAAAAAGCAGAGACACGTAAACTTCTTGCAATTTTAGATCAAAAAGATCAACAATTAGCTGAATCTATCGAAAATGCTAAACAATCACAACGTTTAGTAGAAAGTAAAAACCGTGAAGTTCGCATTATTAAAGAAAGTAACCTTCGTGAACGTACTATGAGTGAATTACTCGGAACACTAAATGAAGACAAAGCCCAAGTAATGAAGAACTTACTAGAAAGCGTCCAAACACCAAAATTGAAAGGCGCATTCGACAAGTATCTACCAGCAGTATTGAATACATTAACAGAACAAAGACCAGTTGCTAAAAAACAAATGGTTTCTGAAAGTGTAGCAATTACTGGTGATAAATCTGCCAAGAAAACAGAAGTTGAGACCCAAGAACGTGATAACGTGATTGATATCAAGCGTCTGGCAGGGCTTTAATCGACATACTATTAACAGGAGATAATTAAATGTCAAAAGTACTATTAGAGAGCCGCTGGAATGAAACCAAAGAAGCCCTCCTTGAAGGTCTCAAAGGCGTCCGCCGCTCATCAATGGGTGTTATTTTAGAAAACACCAAAAAGCAACTACTTTCTGAAAGTAATGCTGGAACTACAACCGCTGGTAATATTGCCACACTAAACCGTGTCATTCTTCCAGTTATCCGCCGTGTTATGCCTACTGTTATCGCTAACGAGTTAATTGGTGTTCAACCAATGACTGGTCCAGTTGGACAGATTCATACACTACGTGTTCGCTATGCTCAAAACTTGACAGACGACTCAGCAGCTCAAACTTCGGTTGTGGCTGGTGACGAAGCTCTATCACCATTCTTGATCGCTCAAGCGTATTCACGTACAAAGTCTGATGTTAATACAGCATACAGCTATACTGCAGCTCCAACCGCTACTCTTGAAGGTAACGGCGGAAAAGCAATTAGTGTTCAGATTCTACGTCAAGCTGTTGAAGCCAAGAGCCGTAAGTTACAAGCTCGTTGGACATTCGAAGCTGCTCAAGACGCACAATCAATGCATGGTATCGACGTTGAAGCCGAAATCATGGCCGCTTTAGCACAAGAAATTACTGCTGAAATTGACCAAGAAATTCTTCTTTCATTACGTCAGTTAGCTGCTACTGAATATACATACAACCAAGCTACCGTTTCTGGTACTGCTACATACGTTGGTGACGAACACGCTGCTTTAGCTGTTCTAATTAACCGTGTTGCTAACCTAATCGCCCAACGTACTCGTCGTGGAGCTGGTAACTGGTGTGTTGTTTCTTCAGAAATGTTGACTGTTCTTCAGTCTGCTACAACATCAGCTTTCGCCCGTACCACAGAAGGTACATTCGAAGCACCTACTAATACAAAATTAGTCGGTACATTGAACAACGCAATGCGCGTTTTCGTTGACTCATATGCTCCAAGTGGAACACCAGTTCTAGTTGGTTATAAGGGTTCTTCAGAAACAGACGCAGCTGCATTCTATTGCCCATACATTCCATTAATGAGCAGTGGTGTTGTTCTAGATCCACAGACATTCGAACCAGTCGTTTCGTTTATGACGAGATACGGCTACGTCGAGCTTACAAACACAGCATCCAGCTTTGGTAATGCTGCTGATTATGTCGGTGAGATAGCTGTAACCAACATCAGTTTCCAATAATTTTATTGGTATTGATAATAAAAAAGGGACCTTCGGGTCCCTTTTTTACGCTGATCGCTTCATTCATGGCCGACCTAATGACCAACCATCATCAAGATATGATTGAAGATCATCTGAGATTGCTCTCTTTTCTATTCCGTTCTTGTTGATGATTTTTCTACCACGATTGGCGGCAGCAACAGATTCACCGTGACCTTTTCGTTTAGGTTTGCCTGTCAATGTTTTACTTACTTGTGACCTAAATTCATCACTTTTGGGTTTGGGTATTCCTTTTTGAGACATACTCATTTTACTTTTTGTTTCTTCGGTATTTTTTCTACCTCTATGTTTGGCTGCAGCCTGTTCACTGGCCTTTGGGTCACGTTTTTTACCACGATTTTTTACACCACCTTTACAACGAGGATCATCTTTCATATCAAGACCTTTATTCCAAGGTTCTCGTCCTTTCATATTTTCGCTATGATTCTTACTCCATTCTAACCGATTCTTCTCATAGGCACGAACAATAGCATATGATGATTGACGTTCCATATGTTCTCCATAAACACCCATCATATTGAAAGCATAGATCATTTTTGATCTGTTTTCTCCAGCGGTCATTTTAGTTAGAAGCCAATGACACCAAGCGTGATCATGTCCAGTTAATTTGACAAGATTACCTGGTGAATCATCTCCTCCTAGACTCCGTGGGATAATATGGTGTATTTCACCACGAGAGTCTTTATCTAAAATGGCTCGTTTTTCGATGATACTATAGTACCATCGTGTGTATTTTGTGTTGTTAAATTGGTTCATGAACATATTTATCTTTCGCTGTTACTAATATTACTTTTCAATATACACTGTCATTCATTAAATGTCAACAAATATGGTAGAAAATGATAAATACAGTATAATATAGGATACTATCATGTTAGACAATCAAACACGTATGAGATCAATGCTAAATTTAATTGAAGCAGTAGATCAAGGTAAAAAAATCAATTTAAATGAAGATATTGGCGGAGCATTAACCGGCGGAGCAATTGGATCAATGGTAGGTGGTTTACCAGGTGCTGCCATTGGTGGATGGTTAGGTGATAAAGTCACTGGTGATGACAAAGAAGTATCTGAAGACAGTGGTTCTAGTAGTGATATAGAAACATTGGCTAATGATGCACTTGATGCTGCTGCTCTAAGTATTCAAGATGCACTTGGTGTAGAACATGGTGATTTTGCTGGAATGTTTTTCACTGGTGAAGCTGGTGAAACTATCTTAGAAATTCTCAGAGACTATGCTAGAGAAGAAATGAAAAATAAAAGTGAAAATGATAATTCACAAACTTTAGATGAAGGCGCTATGAAGCGGTATCTTGAAGATCAAGCAATGTCTATGGAGAAAGAAGATTTTGTGGCAAATGCAGATGAATATGGTATGAGTTCAGAAGAAGCCGTTGAATGGTGGAATAACTGTAATGGTGTAGATGATGAGTTAAACGAAGCTGCTAGTCGTAAAGATTTTCGTCAAGTAGCCGAACTTATCAAAGAAATTCCTGATGAAAGCAAGCGTAAAGAATTAGCCAATCATCACTGTGAGATTTTCAAAAAACAAAATCCGCGTTTTAGTCGTGAAAAGTTCATGAAATATATTGGTATTGATGAATCATTGAATGAAGATAGTGGTGGTGATATTGAAGTTAACTTTATCAATAGTGGAACTGGTCAGAAGTTAGGTATGAAAACAGTTCAAGCTGGTAGTATTACATTAGATAATTATGGACGTCCAGTTATGAAAGTTTCATCTCCATTTGCATCTGGTAATACGTTAATGGCTAATTTTGATTCTAAAACTGGTGGATGGGTTGTTGATTTAGACTAATTACAATCTAATATCTTCCCAATTAATAGTAGCATCTACTGTTAATTCCGCCCTCTTTTTGATATTTTTCAATCTGAGGGCGTTACAATTTTGGCAGATAGTTTCTTTATTAATCAAACACAATTGACAACTATCAATTGCTTCAAAGTTACATATACTGCACTTTGAATCTTTTTTCTTTTTGGTATATTTTAATTTTGCACAATGATTGCATAAAGTATGCCATCGCTGATAGCCACTTACACTACGACCATTTGGTCTTGATGGTAATTTATTACATTCTTTACACATGGGTCTGATAGATTGTTGTTTTAGCATTATAATATTTATGTTATAAGTCATGGGACCCTAGTTTTGAAGATTAATTTAAATATAATACGATAAATATTACTATAACTGGATAAAGCATGGCACAACAAATTATTAACATTGGAGCTGCGTCAAACGATGGTAATGGCGATCCTCTAAGACTTGCATTTGAAAAGATCAACGAGAACTTCACTCAACTATATAGTTTGGGATCCAATGGAATTGTAGCTCCGCCACCCGGAGCAGTTCAATTTGCGTCCACTAATAATCTTGCGACAATTGCCTATAATAGTGGTACATGGGTAATATTCGGATCACCATTACGATATTTTTACAGTACAGATGGAATAAACTGGAGTAATCAAAGTAGCCCTGTCAATCAACCATTAAATTCAGTTGTTCCGACATTATTGGGATTTATTGCAGTTGGAGATGCTGGTACAATTATTACTAGTTCAGACATTGCTACTACATGGACAATACAAACTAGTGGAACTGTTGAAAATTTATTACGAGTATATTATACTGAGATTACTGGATTATATGTTGCAGTTGGTGAAAATGGAAAAATATTAACTAGTTTAGACGCTATTACTTGGACTTCAAGAGTTAGTGGAGTATCAGAAGATTTACGTGGTATATCATATGATGAAGTTAATGGTGTATATGTTGTAGTTGGTAATGCTGGTACAATATTATTAAGTGCAGATGCGATAGATTGGATTGGACAAGATGGTGAAGTTGTTGATAATTTAAGTAGTGTTGTATTTGATGGTTCCAACTATATTGCTACTGGTGATAATGGTACAATTATTGTAAGTTATGATGGTATAACATGGACTGCATCAATTAGTGGAACGGTTGAAAATCTTAATACTATTACATATGGAACAGATGGTATTGTTAATACGTTAGTAACAGCCGGATCAAACGGATCTCAATTAACTAGTAGTGATGGTGGAACATCATGGACTACTAATAGTACTGGAACAACTAGTGATTTAATTAATAGTATATATGGTAGTGGTGAATATTATATAGTTGGTACAGACGGAATAATTATTAGCAGTATAACTGGATCTAGTTGGACTGATCTTAGTATACCAAATGGTCTTGATGGTAGTAGTAATTTTATTTTTGATGTTGATACCAGTACATTAAACATTAGTAATATTGATGTTGGTAATGTTACTGCAAATATATCTATTAGTAACTTTGCCACGGCCGATCAATTGGTAGTATATACTCGTGCTAATTTAGGAGATATTGGAAATGTAGTTATTACTGGTGGTGCTAGTGGATTTGTAGCAAGTACTGATGGTAATGGTAATTTATATTGGGGTAATGCTATTGGATCAGATGGTGCTACTGGTGCAACTGGATTAACTGGTGCTACTGGTGTAGATGGTAAATCTGTAACTATTATTGGATCTGTAGTAGATGTAAATGTAATTCCCCCTGGCAATCCGCAAATATTATTAGATACAGATTTTCCAGATGCTGAAATTGGTGATGGAGTATTAGATCAATCCACTGGTGATTTATGGGTTTATGATGGTGTATTATGGACTAACGTAGGGACAATTGCTGGCCCTATAGGTGCAACTGGATTAGATGGTGCTACAGGTGCCACTGGACCTCAAGGAGCAACTGGATTTACTGGTGCAACAGGCGCTAGTGGAATTCAAGGTGAAATTGGATCAACTGGTGCAACTGGACTTCAAGGTTCTACTGGACTTCAAGGTTCTACTGGATTAGATGGTCCATCTGGTGCTACAGGTAGTGGTGCTACAGGTGCAACTGGGGCTAGTGGTGTTCAAGGAGAGATTGGGGCCACAGGTGCTAGCGGAAATATTGGAGCCACTGGTGTTCAAGGAGAAATTGGCGCCACTGGATTAACTGGACAGATAGGATCAACCGGATCAACTGGATTAACTGGAGAAATTGGAGCCACCGGATTACAAGGAGCCACTGGATTAATAGGATATGATGGCGCAACCGGATTTACTGGTGCAACCGGCAATGATGGTCCCCCAGGGGCAAGCGGAGCTACTGGATCTGGAGCGACAGGCGCTACAGGAGCCACTGGCGTTCAAGGAGATCACGGTGCTACCGGATTAACAGGCGCTACTGGTAGTGGTGCCACAGGCGCTAGTGGTATTGATGGTCAAAATGGATCTACGGGCGCAACTGGACCACAAGGAGATATTGGTGCTACTGGAGTAGCTGGCACATCAGTAACTATTATAGGTTCTATTCCCAATGTATATGTTGATCCACCGAATGACCCTCAGATAATATTAAATGTGACCTTTCCATCTGCGGTTGATGGTAACGGTGTCATCGATGATTTGTCAGGTAATCTATGGGTATATACTGGCACATTGTGGAATGATGTCGGACAGATAGTAGGTCCTCAAGGTGCAACCGGTTTAACAGGCGCTAGTGGATTAGATGGTGCTACTGGATCTAGTGGATATGATGGTGCTACTGGCGCTAGTGGATCAATCGGATCTAGTGGTATTGATGGTGCTACAGGACCACAAGGATATGATGGTGCTACAGGACCACAAGGATATGATGGTGCTACTGGCGCTAGTGGTGTTCAAGGCGAGATTGGTGCAACTGGTATTCAAGGATTTGAAGGTTCTACTGGATCAACGGGACTCACTGGAAGTACTGGTTTAACGGGAGAACAAGGATCAACTGGACCACAAGGAGAACAAGGTGCAACTGGATCACAGGGATTAGATGGTGCAACTGGATTAGATGGTCCTACAGGTGCCACTGGTGTTCAAGGAGAGATTGGTGCAACTGGATTAGATGGAGCTACTGGTAGTGGATCAACTGGATTTACTGGCGCTACAGGTGCAACTGGTGTTCAAGGAGAGATTGGTGCAACTGGTAGTGGATCCACAGGTGCATCTGGACAAGGACTTATATTTAAAGGTGAATGGAATGATATTGATTTATATGATCCATATGATGTTGTAACATATAGTGGTGGATCATATATATGTATAAATTATAATGGACCAAATGTCAGTCCTTATAATACTAGTTTTTGGACATTAATTGCGGCAAAAGGGTCAACTGGATTAGATGGTGCTACTGGATCTAGTGGATATGATGGTGCTACTGGTGCTAGTGGTTTCGATGGTTCCACTGGTCCACAAGGATATGATGGTGCTACAGGTAGTGGTGCTACTGGCGCTAGTGGTATTGATGGTGCGACAGGACCACAAGGATATCAAGGTGCCACTGGATATACTGGTTCTACTGGACCTGCTGGTATTATAACTGATGATACAACCACGGATGATACATTTTTTCCTGCATTTTCTTATTATACTAGCGGTGCGTTGACAAATGTTTATGTAAGTAGTACTAAATTAACATTCAATCCAAGCACTGGACAGTTAAATGCCGTAGAAGTTAACTCTACTAGCGATGAAACATTGAAAGAAAATATTGAAAGTATTGTTAGCCCATTAAGTATTTTGAATCAAATTAATGGAGTTTCTTTTAATTGGAAAGATTGGGGTAAGAAATCTTATGGAGTTATTGCTCAGCAGTTGGCTAAAATTTTACCAGAATTAGTATCAAAAAATCAGAATGGATTATCAGTTTCATATCTGCCATTAATAGCTATTTTAATTGAGGCTGTTAAGGAACAACAGATACAAATTGATGAAATTAGAAATACAAAATAATTAAATGATAAATACAAGATGAACATCAAAGACATAACCGGACCAGCATCAACAGTTAACATTCAAAATATGAATGTTTTTGTTGTTGGAGGAGACAGTAAACCCAAAGAATCTGAAAAAATTGTTAATCCGGGTGTTCAATATGGGTCAGACGGTGACGCTATGTGGAGTCCTCCTCTACAACAACAAATAGACACCATGAAAGATGCTGAGGGCCCTACTACTGATGATCCAACTGAGGAACCGACTGAAGTTGAAAAACAAGATGCGGTTCAGAATGATGAAAAACGAGTAGATCCAAACTCTACTGAATCAGATAGTGATTCAACTCTTGAACGAATCAAGGAATTAGCTAGTATATTTGTACCCGGAAGAAATTTCCCGGCAGGATAAAACATCATGGCGATTCAAGAGTTTTTCACCAGTAGAAATAATGGAATTCCTAGTGGTACTGATTATGTTGGTCAGTGTGGACGTCTTTGGTATGATCCAGGTTCAAATTCAATAAGAGTATATAATTCACTACCAGGTGGACAAGTTGTTAGTGGTGGTGACGCTACTGGTTTAGGCGCCACTGGTGCTACTGGAGTTCAAGGAAATATTGGTGCTACTGGCGCAACTGGTGGTGGTGCAACTGGATCAAGTGGACTAACCGGAAGTACTGGAATAGGGTTATCTGGTGCTACTGGATTGATAGGTGCTACTGGTTTAGGTATCGTTGGATCAACTGGCATAACTGGTAATGTTGGTGCGACTGGCGCAACAGGAATTCAAGGAAATATTGGATCTTCAGGATCAAGCGGAGTTCAAGGAAATATTGGTGCAACTGGATCAACTGGTAATCAAGGTGAGATTGGTGCTACTGGCGCAACTGGCATTCAAGGAAACATTGGTGCAACCGGTGCTAGCGGAATTCAGGGAGAGATAGGTGCCACTGGATCAACGGGTATTCAAGGAAATATTGGTGCCACTGGTGCTAGCGGAATTCAGGGAGAGATAGGTGCCACTGGATCAACAGGTATTCAAGGAAACATTGGTGCAACTGGTGATAGTGGATTAACAGGTGCAACTGGATTAGGTGCAACGGGACTAATAGGAAGTACAGGCATACAAGGACCAACTGGTGGTTCAGCTAGTTATTATATCTATAACTCTTTAACTACTGCATACAGTGGTAATCCTGGTGATGGATTAATACTATGGAATAATTCAACTCAAATTACTAGTACTCAAATTAACGTTAGTCATTTAACATCAACCTCTCCTGGTGTTGATATTGATGTATTCTTAGATTTAATTAAAATAAATGATGTTATTATAATTCAAGATGAGATTAATAGCACTAATTATCAACGTTGGATAGTTTCGGCAGATCCAACGCTTTATATAAATTCATATATAGAAATTCCAGTTACATTGGATAGTTCAGATGGTACTGGTACTACTAATTTCGCTGATAATTTCCCATTAATTTTAGTATTAGTTGGTGTTGGTTTAACAGGATCTACTGGACCAATAGGTTCCACCGGTGCTAGTGGTAGTCAAGGTGAGATTGGTGCTACTGGATCAAGTGGTGTTCAAGGAAATATTGGCGCAACTGGTGCTAGTGGTATTCAAGGTGAGATTGGTGCTACTGGATCTAGCGGTGTTCAAGGAAATATTGGTGCCACTGGATCAACTGGTAATCAAGGTGAGATTGGTGCTACTGGATCAAGCGGATTAACAGGTGCAACTGGAGTTGGATCAGTTACAAGCGTTGGTGGTACAGGAACAGTCAACGGCATCACACTTACAGGTACAGTAACAACATCTGGAAATCTAACTCTTGGGGGTACGCTAAGTGGCGTAAGCCTGACTACGCAAGTGTCTGGCACATTACCCATTGCTAACGGTGGTACAAACGCCACGACAGCCGCAGACGCTAGAACAAACCTTGATGTACCTACCCGCACGGGCGGCAACGCTTCCGGCACTTGGGGAATTAGCGTATCAGGCACTGCGACAACAGCAACAACAGCCAACGCTCTTAATACGGCAAATAGTTATACAGGGGTTACATTTACTGGTTCAGGAGGAAGATCATTATTTACTGCGGTAAGTGAGCCTTTTGCGGTTGGGTCAAGATACAGCTCATCTGGTGGTTATGTTTATTTTGGCGCAAGTAATGCAACGGCAACGCCCGGGATTCAACTATCTTTTGCAACTGGTGCGGCAGGTTTATCTATTTCTACTGCTGGCGTTGTAAGCGGAACTTCATTTAGCGGTGCTGGCACGGGCTTAACTGGAACTGCAACTTCTTTATCAATTGGTGGTAATGCTGCAACCATTACAAGTCAAGCTAACTCTGCCACGATAACTGCAAGCACTACAGCAGGGGCAGCAAGCACAATCGTACAGCGTGACGGCAATGGCTATATCTTTAACAATTATTTTAATTCTACCGATAATTCTATATCATCTGGCGTGACAGCAATAATAGCAAAACAGACGGATAACTATTATCGCTCTGCAACAGCGGCGGCCGTAGCTACGTTTATTAGCGGTCAGTCGATGAATATTGCGGGTAGCGCAACAAGTCTTAATTCATCAAATTCAATTGCCCGCACTGGATCATCCGGTAATTTAAATACGGATTTTAACAACACCCCCGCAGGGACTGGACGTTATCAAGGTGATGATGCAAATTTAGCAAATAGCCCCGGAAATACATGGTGGATATATGAAAACAAACGCCATTCAAATGGGAGCAGTTCTTGGGGTACACAGGTTGCATGGGGTTGGGAAGATAACGCTAATAGATTAGCAACACGAAATGTACAAAACGGATCGTTTGGCGCATGGGTTTATTATTTAAATAGCGCGAATTACGGTAGCTTTGCCTTGCCGTTGTCTGGCGGCACGATGACTGGCAGTATCGGCATGAACGATCAAAGATTGTATTTGCGAACAAACGGCGATACTAATCATTATTTATGGAACGCAGGAGATGATTGGGAAGAATTAGTAGCTTATTTTGGTACTGGCTTTAGAGTGCAAGCGAGCAATGGACAAACTTTAAAAACATATGCTACAGGCGGCAATCAATCTTATGTGCAAGAAACACAAAGATATGCTGCCCCAAGCGGAACTTTTCCTGTAATTATAGGAAATTCGGCTGGTTTTCCTGTTGATCGAGGAATTATTTTACAGTCATCTTCTGGTTCGTCTATCCCGTTATATTTTACCGTTAGTAGTGGTGCAACGGTTTCTGGATCAGTTATTGCTTCCGGAGGGTCTACAGCCTACAACACTTCGTCTGATTATCGAATGAAAGAAAACATCCGTGATTTAGATGTTTTGGCGGCAGTTAATAAAATTATGTCTATCCGTCCCCGTGTGTTTGATTGGAAGGAAGAATGCGGCGGCAAGAAAAACAGCGTTGGATTTATTGCACATGAATTGCAAGAATATGCACCAGAATGCGTAGACGGCGAAAAAGACCGAGTGCATTCAGACGGTGCAATATTTCCCCAAGGCGTAGATAGCTCTTGGTTGATACCGTCCATTTCGGCTATGCTTCAAGAGCATCAAAAAGTTATTGAGCAATTAAAGGCAGAAATCGCTTTGCTTAAAGGAATCTAAATGGAATATACATGGTTAGTCACAGGCATGACAAGTGCAAATATTGCATCGGAAACTAATGTCATTATTAATGTTAAATGGACTTGCACGGGTACTGACGCAGAGGGCAATGAAGGAATCTTTATTGGCGCAACACCTTTAACAGTCGGTGACATTGACCCTGCAACATTTGTTCCTTACGACCAACTTACGCAAGCCCTTGTTTTGTCTTGGGTGCAACCGATGATAGAAACCGACCCAAGTTATTGGGAATGGATTAACGCCCAAATTAACAAACAAATCCTTGCCGTTAAAGAGCAGGTAAATCCCGACATTCCGCTACCATGGAATCCAACTCCAACACCACCAATACCTTCAGAGTCAACATCTTAAAATATTTCATTATAATTTTATTACAATAACTGATTTGATTAATCAAAGTTAGTATGAGCTGATAATCAGTAATAGAAATTACAAGTTAACAGATAATATTACTAATTGATTACATAATAGCCGAGAATTCGGCTATTATTATTATTGTCTACTGATAAATACAGTGATAAATCATGTTTTAAACATGATGGCCTAGTACCCAAAAGGAAACGAAAATGGCAATTAAAATCTGTGGTAATATTGTATTACCAAACATAAACGGTGGTGTATGTAACAACTATTCTATAGGAACAGATGCATTATCATCTGTAACTACTGGAAGTGGTAATTTTGCTGTTGGATGTGGTTCATCTGCGCTTACTACAACTGGATATAATAACACATCAATTGGATATGCATCTTTAGGTAATAATACTATTGGTCATGATAATATTGCCGTTGGATGGTCATCATTATTATTTAATACAACAGGTTCAGATAATATTGCTCTTGGATATGAAGCACTTAGATGTAATATTGGTAATACTAACGTAGCTATTGGACACGGTGCACTAAGCTGTAATACAACTGGATGTGGTAACATTGGTATTGGTTATTTGGCATTACAGAATAATACCATTGGTAAATCAAATATAGCTATTGGATCTTATGGAGTATTGAGAAGTAATTCAACTGGTAATTTTAATATTGCTTTTGGAGCACGCACATTAGAATGTAATATTAATGGACTTTATAACAATGCTCAGGGTTATTATAGTTTATCATCAAATATATCTGGGTCTAGTAATCTTGGTCAGGGTCATTGTGCTCTTAGAAATAATACATCTGGATCTAATAATATTGGTATCGGATGTGCTTCATTATTCAAAAATACAACAGGATCAAACAACTTTGGATCAGGATTAGCGGCATTATGTTTTAATGTTAATGGTGATAATAATTTTGCCATTGGTTTTAAAACATTGTCATCTAATACATCTGGATCAAATAACACTGCTATTGGATGTCAATCACTTAATAATAATTCGTCAGGTAATAATAATTTTGTTAGTGGATATCGTGCTTTATATTGTAACTTAACTGGTAGTAATAGTATTGCTATTGGATGTTGTTCATTATATAATGCAAATGCAATTGGAATAAACATTGGTATAGGTGCTGAGGCAGGAAAATTAGTAACTACGGGAATTAACAATACAATCATAGGCTCATTAAATGGTACTCCAGGAATGAGTTGTACTTTATTATTGGGTGCTGGTATCTGTGAAAGACTTAAAGTTGATAATAGTGGATTATATATTAATGGCACTATATTAAACCCTCCCGCAACCCCAACTAGTCTAGGTCTAATATATGGACTAACAACAACTACATTATGTAATGTATATATAGGTTTTTGTGCTGGTAATACAACCGGTACAGGATTATCAAATATTGCTAGTGGATTTCAGTCACTAAATTCAATAACAAGTGGTAATAATAACATTGCAATTGGACTAAATGCTGGTTATAATATTACCACTGGATCTAATAATACGATTATTGGAACTATAACTGCATCTCCAGGTTTATCTGATACTGTATTGATTGGTACTGGAACATGTGAAAGAATTAAAGTTGATAATACTGGATTGTATGTTAATGGTGCTGCAATATCAGGATATATTGGCGCAACAGGTGCTAGTGGTATTCAAGGAGAAATCGGTGCCACCGGTGCCAGCGGAATTCAAGGATATATTGGAGCAACAGGTGCTAGCGGATTCATTGGTGCCACAGGTGCTAGCGGAATTCAAGGAGAAATTGGTGCCACAGGTGCTAGCGGAATTCAAGGCGAGATTGGTGCCACTGGCGCTAGTGGAATACAAGGCGAGATTGGTGCCACTGGCGCTAGTGGTTTAGATGGAGCAACAGGTGCTAGTGGTTTAGACGGCGCTACTGGTGCTACTGGACCTATTGGTGCCACGGGTGCTAGTGGACTCGGATCAACAGGTGCCACCGGTGCTAGTGGACTAGATGGAGCCACTGGTGCTAGTGGTATTCAAGGAGAAATTGGCGCTACTGGTGCTAGCGGTATTCAGGGAGCCACTGGATATACAGGCGCTAGTGGACTAGGATTCACTCCAATGACCACAACATCTTCTTTTACTACTGATGGGTCTTTAGTCGGAAGTAATATCAATTTTTATGTTCCGGACATAGGATCATTCTCTGTTGGTAATTTTGTAAACTTTGTTGATACAACCATCACTAGTACTTTTTTCTATTATGGTAAAATTACGTTAATACAAGTTGCTGGGGGATTTGGTTTTGCAGTTTATTTAGATATATTAGGATATGGAGGCACAGCATCATCAGATCCATCTAGTAGTTGGTCAGTTCTATTATCCGGACAACAAGGCTATACTGGATCTACTGGTGTTCAGGGATATATTGGTGCCACAGGCGCTAGTGGAATTCAAGGTGAGATTGGTGCTACTGGTGCAACAGGAGCGACTGGTGCTAGTGGAATACAAGGCGAGATTGGCGCAACAGGTGCAAGTGGTATTCAGGGAGAGATTGGTGCCACGGGTGCAAGTGGAATTCAGGGAGAAATTGGAGCCACTGGTGCTAGTGGTATTCAGGGAGAAATTGGTGCCACCGGTGCTAGTGGAATTCAGGGAGAAATTGGTGCTACTGGTGCTACTGGTGCAAGTGGTATTCAAGGCGAGATTGGCGCAACAGGTGCAAGCGGAATTCAGGGAGAAATTGGTGCCACTGGTGCTAGTGGTATTCAAGGCGAGATTGGCGCAACAGGTGCAAGTGGTATTCAAGGCGAGATTGGTGCCACGGGTGCAAGCGGAATTCAGGGAGAAATTGGTGCTACTGGCGCTAGTGGAGTTCAAGGAAATATTGGTGCAACTGGTGCTAGTGGAATTCAGGGAGAAATTGGTGCTACTGGTGCTACTGGTGCAAGTGGTATTCAAGGCGAGCATGGCGCAACTGGTGCTAGTGGAATTCAGGGAGAAATTGGTGCCACCGGTGCCACTGGTGCTAGTGGAATTCAAGGCGAGATTGGTGCCACTGGTGCTAGTGGTATTCAAGGAGAAATTGGTGCCACCGGCGCTAGTGGAATTCAGGGAGAAATTGGAGCCACTGGTGCTAGTGGTATTCAAGGAGAGATTGGTGCCACTGGTGCTAGTGGTATTCAAGGAGAAATTGGTGCAACAGGATCCACAGGTGCTAGTGGAATTCAAGGAGAGATTGGTGCCACTGGCGCAAGTGGCTTAGTAGGCGCAACTGGATTAGGCGCAACTGGTCTAACAGGAAGTACTGGCATACAAGGACCCACTGGTGGTTCAGCTAGTTATTATAACTATAACTCTTTAACTACAGCGTATAGTGGTAATCCAGGTTCTGGATTTTTACTTTGGGATAATTCAACTCAAATTACTAGTACTCAAATTAATATCAATCATTTAACATCATTTGGTGTTGATATTGATGTATTTTTAGAATTAATAAAATCAAATGATGTTATTGTAATTCAAGATGAATCTAATAGTAATAATTTTCAACGTTGGACTGTTTCAGCAGATCCAACTCTTTACACAAATTACGTATCAATTTCGGTGACAATTGATACACATGGTGGTACTGGTACTAGTAATTTTGCTGATAATTTGCCACTGATTTTGGTATTAGTTGGATCAGGGTTAACCGGGTCAACTGGACCAATAGGTTCCACTGGTGCCAC